ATAATCAATGTTGCAGATGCTGTAGAATAATAATCCATGTACTGACTGGGGATACTGATGACATCTCCTGCACTTAATTTTTTTTCAAGGTCAAAACCGCTGTTAATAAAAGGGCCGAAGATTGTAACATCATTGCATTTCAAATAAGCCTTATAGGCGGAATCCAGTGCCTGCACCCAGCCAATAAGCCGATATGTACCCGCTTTTTTAATATGGATTTCAAAAGTGCCATCTGAAGCGCTTGCCAATTTCTCGTTACAGTAAAGTGCCTTAATGCTTGCCGACCCCATCCCGTATTCATAGATTTGTGCAAGCATTTTCCCTTTTGCGTTCTCTCCCGGAATCCTCGGTGCTACACCCATCAGCAATACCCCCGCGCAGCACATGCCGCAGATTTCTTACAATGTTTCATGCTAAACCTCCTTACTCTGCTATCTCCCACCGGACAGTAATATCGCAGGTTGGTTTTTCTTTTACATACGTTGTGACATGCTGGTAGGAACTGACAGTCACCCCATCGTTAATAATGCCAAGAGCCTCTGTAAGAGTTTCATCAGTTTTTGCAACTTTAGTTGGCGTAAACCCGCATCCTGACATAAATGTGCTCGATGCTGTAACATTAGGGGCTGACGATTTCTCTGGCTTCACAGCGATTGACTGCTTATACGGATAGTCGGTTACTCCATCACTATATGCGGAAGCTGTCCAACCACTTACACTAAAGGTTCCGCTGTATACATACGGAATCTTCTTTTCGGTTTCGGTGATTTTGTTCAAAAGGTTCCCGGCAACGTCACCGCTTAAGGTCCCTTTGGTATCTTCAAACCATTCGTTGAACTGGGCATTCCACTGGGCCATCTGCTGGTCGATGTTCAGACTTTTCAGCACCCCTGTACAAATCGGACACTCAGATGTGCCGACAGCATTCTCGATCTGAGACTGCGAAATGCTGCTGGAACCTGCTTTACGCAAAATGTAAGCCAACGGATACTGGTGCACAAACTCAGTGTTCTCCATCGCGGGCTTCGCCGGGTTTGATGCTTCGGTTCCAGTCACAACTTTGATACTGTTTTTACGCACATCAGAAGCAGCGTTCACTTCCAGCACAATGGCATCATAGCGGTCCAAAAGCACAGCCGCAGATCCGCAGCTAATAGGCATCGGTGCATCGTTGTAGGTCCAGGTATGATTGAACCAAGCACGCCCACTCGATACGTTTACAGTATTCCCAGTTCCGGCTTTTACAGCAAACGTATCACCAACCGCGCCAATTACGCCGTCAGTAATAATGCCATCAAACATCCGGCTGATGTCTTCGGAGTCGTACTTTCGATCCCCATTCAGGCTATTGTAAAAGCCATAACTAAAAGCCATATTGTACAGCCTCCTTTAAGTTTTTGTCAGTGTCGGGGTCGAGAATGTCGGCACGATCGTAGTGCCAGTGGAACTATCCGAGATAACGACCTCAACCACTCTTGTAGTAGCCTTGATTTTGTACTCATTTTGAATCTGTACAATATCCCCGACGAAGAAATCCTTCCCATAGCTGAACATTTCAGTATTCTCGATGTCGCCCTCAAACCCGGTAGCCTGGGTATTCTCTCCAAGCTTATCGTAACCTCGCTGTTCAAGCTGAGCATTGTATTCGGTGGCAGATAGAGTCTTACCGCTTGTCTTGGTACTCAAATCCCGGGCATCCACAAACAGCTCTCGCCTGTCCATCCCACTGGGGAATGCCTCAACACCGTTGCCGTATACACTCTTGAATTTTCGGTCCGAGCCTTCTCCTTCCCCGCCAACCAGTGCTACATTCTTAAGCTCCGCAGAACTTTCGTAGTAGTTCGAGTTTACCAGGTTTTCAAAGTTCGGACTAAAGATTACATACGGCAGCTTCTTTTGATTGTAAGAGCGGTCCGTTCCGAAATACAAAGAAAACTCGAACTTAAGGTCACTGTTTAAGATAACCTTAAATCCGAGTTCATTCGTTTCGCAAAGAGATTTAATAGCATCGTAGAGATTGTCGCCCGTATACTGGGCATCTACTGTCAGCTTTGTAATTGCTTCGTCAGTGCTTTCCTTAAAAACAAAATTCGGGATCTTCCGCTTCTCATCACTCGGCGAAATGATGTTTTCTGTAAGAAGTTTCTTGATCCCGTCCTGTAAACTGCCGCTAAGGGTCGTCTGGGTCCAGATAATACGCCGGTCTAAAATAGACTCAAGGCTCCTCCCCGTCACAGTAACGTGGCTGCCATCCTCCGCATCGCTCTCGATATCGTTCTTCTCGATAATCATAAGATGCTCAGATTCGGCGCTCCAAATATAATACCCGTCTTTGGTAAAGTTAAAAAATGCTGCACTGACAGGGGCATAAAGCTCAAAGTCTCCGTAGCCGGTGTAACGGTCAGTCCAGATAAAAGACTCATAGTCGTCAATTACAGCTACCGACTTAAAGTCCTTGTCCATAATCAGTGCTTCCATTTAAATACCCTCATACAAAGAAGAATAGTTTATTTTGAAATCCAGGTAGTCGCTGCCCTCGTCAGCAGTATAGCCGAAAATGTTGTCGCCTTTTGACAGCATAAACCAGTCGTCATCTTTACCAATGCAGTTCAGGATATTAGTCGTAACACCATCACGCAAAAGCTCGATCGATTTGTGGCCCTTCACAGTCGAAATCGTAATTGTATCGCCGTTCACAATGCCGGAACCAGTAAAGCTCACAAGCTCATCGTGGCTGATAGCCATTTTCTCTCTGGTTCGCACATTGTAAATCGTAAGGTTTTTTACTGTGCCGATCGCTTCAATGGTGATAGTAATTCCCTGCTCCGCATCGCCGTCATAGTAAACGACATTTTCTTTGCGCCGCTCGATAATGCCAAACTCGATCTTATCCTCAGTCAGCGATTCGTTAGAGAAAGGAAACTCGAAATTAGGCGCCACACCATGAAATACTACCTCTCGAATTCCGTCATCGCCTGCCGACTTCCAATACGGATTCGGGCAAACGATACTGACCTGAATGTCTTCGTTTTCACTAAAGATATTTGGTTCATTGGATTCGGGGTAGCCTTCCACAATGCAGCGCCGGTTATCGGTCTCAATTTCAAGTTGCAAATACTTCTTCACAGGAAAATACTTGTAACTCAAATGTCGTGCATCTTCAATGGTAGGTGCTCCATGCAGGATAAGATACAAAACAATGTTTCGTTCAGTAGATCGGGCAGAGTTAAACTTAGAACCGTCATTTGTGGCAATTTCCGTTGTATTGATGTTGGCTTTGGGCGGACCAAGCCCTTCGATCTTCTCAATCTCAAAGGGTCCGTCATTCCAGATGAGAGGAATGGCCAGTGATTCGCCCATGTAGTTCGTGACTTTCACGGATTTAATCATGCTTTTCCTCTTTCCTTCATCATGGCAAACTGGTTGTTCGTCTGGCGGTACAAATCGATCCGGCTCAGCGCCTTCGGGCTGTAGTTATTCTGCGTAAAGTTGTAAGTGGTAGCCCCGCCATTTTGATTCTGGCTGGGGTTCACATTCTCAGCATACTTATCCGCAGGGGCTGCCTTCCGTACACGGTCAATGCTGCCGGCAAGGTTCATGCTGCGGTTTGCAAAACTCCGATCAAACGCGTTAAGGCCACTATCCACCTCATCCATATCCAAAACCGGCCGGATGGTAGGCTCGTACTCGAAATCCTCATCCATCGTAGCCGCGATGTTTTCGGCAATGATCTGGGCAGTAGAGAGTGCCTGATTCGAGATTTCCTCGGTAGCCTTCTGAACTCTGTCAGCATAGTCATAGATACCGTTAGAAAGCCCCAAATCAAAGAACCGCCCAAAGCCATAAGTGACCTTGGACGGCGAGTTGATTTGTAAAGCGTCTTTGGCAGCCTTGAGAGCTTTGGTAGCAACATCAGTGGCCGCGGTAATCACATTTGATTCACCAGCTCTAATACCAGCGGCAAGACCAATATCGAGGAACGAACCAGCGGTGTACCAGTTTTGATACTGATCATAGATCGCCGAAGCACCTGCCGTAAGGGTATTGGCAACCGAGACGCTTAAAGTACCACTTCCAGAGTCAAAGCCCTCGACTATTTTCGTCATAAGGGCCTGACCGTTCGTATAAAATAGGTTCTGATAAGTTGCCGAATTATTGATAACCGTTGTCAGCACACTGCCAAAAGACTCACTAATCGTAGGGGCACTGTTCTGGATTGCAGTTGAGAGTGTCTGCATCATTGAGGACACAGCGGTTGTAATATCACCCATATTGGTTGCTGCAGACAGATCAATACTTCCGAGAGTAGTAAGGGCGTCAGTCAATGATTTAAGTCCGCTTGAAATAGAAGAAAAATCAACGTCTGACAATTTAACTGCTGCCTCAGAAATAGTCCCAATGGACGATACCGCAAGAGAAATATTTCCGACGCCACTGAACTTCATAAGTCCATCGGCAAGATTAGAAAGTTTCGTCGAAATATCATCAGGGATTGTGACGGTGTTCCATTTGTTAATTGAGTCCGCTAACTCGCCCAGGGGCCCAGTGACAGTTCCAAGCGACCATCCTGCAAGAAAAGACAAACCAAAGTCATTTATGCCAGAAGCAAGATCTTTTAGTTTTTCTCCGATTTTTGCAGGAATAGATACACTTTTCCATTTTAAAACAGAATCGGCCAGTGACGCCAAGGGACTAACCAGCTGATCAATAGACCATCCGGCAAGAAATGCAAACGAAAAGGCTTCAACACCAGTAGCAAGACTTGTCAGCTTCGTTCCCAACATATCGTCAATGGAAACAGACTCCCATTTTCCAACAGATTCGGCCAATGCCCCAAGTCCAGAGGATACAGTATTGATAGCATCTGCACCCCAACCAGCGGCCCAGAAAGAGCTAACTCCGGTTGCCAAATTGGAAAGTTGTGTTCCTAAATCGTCCTTGATGGTAACGTCGTTCCATGCATTCACAGATGCGGCCAATTCGCCGAGAGGTGCTGCTACTGTAGAAATCGCAGAGGACCCGAAACCAGAAAACGTGAACGTGCTGATCGCATTCGCAAGGTCGAGCATGTTATCAGCAATGTTGTCCGGAACTTCTACGTTTTGCCACGCATTTACAGATTCGGCCAATGTTCCAAGCCCAGAAGACACAGTATTGATAGCATCTGCGCCCCAACCAGCTGCCCAGAAAGAGCTAACTCCAGTCGCAAGAGAAGATAACTGTCCAGGCAGTTTGTCATCAACGCTTACACCTTGCCACTGCTTAACTGCTTCAGCCAAGGGACCAAGTCCATCAGCAACTGCTTTAATCGAAGCGGCTCCAAGTCCAGAGAAAGTATTTGCCAGGCCGCCAAGAGCAGTAGCACCCATAGCACCAAGCATTGCAGTGAGAGCATTATTTACATCCTCCCAAGACATCGTGGAAAATGTTTTAAATGATTCAGCCAAATCATCGAGCCCCTGAATCGCTAGAAGCAATGACCCACTTCCTAAGAATCCAGTTAAACCAGAAACCAAGCCATGAATGCCAGTAATGGCGGCTACTTCTGTAAGTGCACCGCCCATTCCAGCCAGGCCTCGTTTGATTTCATCCCAGCTAAGACCTCCGATTTGTTCAAGAGCATCTGCCAAATCACTAAGTCCAGTAATTGTAAGCCGAATAGATCCTGCTCCAAGTAAACCGCTGAATCCAGCAATCTTGCCAAGAGCGCCTGTAAATCCTGCCACTTCGGCAAGTGCACCGCCCATAGCCACAAGGCCATGAGCAATAGCGTCCCAAGACATAAATCCAAATTTTGTGAGGGAATCAGCAAGTTCATCCAAACCGCTAATCACCATGGCAATCGAGCCAGCGGCAAATAGTGAACTGGATCCTGCCAGTTTAGAAACGGCTACCAAAGCAGTAGAGACTTCAGCCAAAGCTCCTCCCATTCCAACAAGGCCATGCTCAATCTCGTCCCAGCTAAAACTTCCAAACTTACTAAGGCCATCGGCAAGTCCCGACAAAGATTGGACAATAATCAAAGTAGACACACTGCCAGCCAAAGAACCGAAGCCACTTACTTTGTTGAGAATACCAAGAGAGACAACTAGCTCACCAAGGGCACCGCCCATAGCAATCAGAGATCTCCCAATTTCATCCCATGAGAATCCAGAGAATTTGCTCATGGCATCTCCAAGAATCTTACAGCTCTCTGCAATTGCCAAAAGACTAATGCTGGTTCTGAGCGGAACCTTAACGCCATTCAGAGCTTTAAGTCCGGCACAGAAGATGGTCAGACCACCACCAACACTGATAAGACCCTTAGTAATTTCTTTAAGCGACAAACCACCAAATTTAGCCATTGCAGATGCCAGAACCTTCATGGATTCGGCAACCAAAATTAAACTGATAGACGCTTTACCCAATCCTTTAGATCCATTTTTAGATAGGGTCTTTGTGATGCTATCTAAACTTTTTGTCAGCATTTTGAACATAGCGGCCATGGTGCTAATGCCTTTAAGTGCCGCCCCAGCATCGATCTGCGAGAGTGTATTCAGTGAAGCAGTAAGAACTCCAATTGCCCCGGCAATACTAACAAGCGAAGTCACTTTAATGCTTGTTGTCAATGCCTGTAAGCTATCGTGAAGGCTTTCAAAGAGTTCAGAAATTGTAGCTTTCAGCGATCCTGATTTTTTACCAGTTCCGGTCAATTTCTCGATAAATCCAGAAATTCCGCTGGCTGCGTCAAAGAGCTCCTTACCTGTCAGAGCGCTAAATGCCGCTGCAACCGTGCCAAGAACGCCCTTTAGCGAAATATTCTCTTTCAGCCAAGAGAATACAGTCTTAAAGGAATTCCAGATAAAACCGAGAACCGAAGAAATGCTCGAGCCAATCGTACCGAATGCTCCACTAAACCCTCCGGCACTATTAAGTACACCAGAGAACAGATCAGAAATCCCGGTAACGATTTTATCGAACATTCCGACAAGTCCGTCTGTCGAAAAACTCTCATTCAAAGTAACAAGAAAATCGCCAACAGAAGCAGCGGCATCCAAAAGTGTATTTCCTAAATCTTTCAAACCATCGGAGCCTAAAAGTTTAGCGATTGCATCTCCAACAGTTCCAAGAACCTTCTTGAAAATATCAAAAACAGCAAATACACCCTTAAAAGCGCGCTTCAATTTATCGGCGATCTCGTCACTTACAATCAAAGAAGCTGTAAATTTTTTTAGATTCGCAGTCATTGAAAGTAGTTTACCAGAAGTCAAAGGTGCAAAAATCTCACCAAACGCCTCTTTAATAGACCCCGTTACTTTGGATACTGCATCCCAAATATTCCAGAAAGACTGAATTAGATCGTCTCGGCCTCCAGATTCTTTCCATTCTTTAAGCATCTCGTTCCGAGCTTCAGCACCGCCAGCAAACACATCATACATAGCATTTGCCAAATCAGTCCAAAGCTGAGTGGCCTCTTCCTGGTTGCCAAAGATCAACTCAAAGGTATTCATCCAACCGGTGGATACAGCATCTTTTACGGAATCAACTGCATCACCCCAGGTTCGTGCTTCCTGAGCGGCTTTGAATGCTTTCAGACCAAAAGAATCGACTTTATCGCCAAGTTCAGAAATTGCCTGCGATGCGGTAATACCTTTCTCGTCAGCGTAATCATAAATTTGGTCCACTGCACTCGAATAAGTCTGAAAAACTGACATCATAACATCAGATGTAAACCAAGCATCTTCTGTCAAGTGCTCTGCGAATTGGGATTTTGTAAAAGAGCCTTTATTATTTACAAGAGATGTATAGGTATCATCAGCATTTTTCTTTAGCTTACCAAGAGCAACGCCAGCATCAAGACATTTCTGTCGGAACTCGTCGGTATCCATACTAGCATTTTGAATCGACTTATAGTCCTCTTTTCGCATGATACCAGCGCCCATTGCCTGAGAAAGCTGGTACATTGCGCGGCTGGCAGTAGTTGCATTCTGGCCGGAAAGAGCGGCCCAGTTGGCAATGCCCTCCATAGCCGTTACAGATTCTTCCAGTCCCTTACCCGATGCCGTAAACTTCGCAATATTTGCCACCATATCCGTGAAGTTGTACGAGGTTTCATCCGTAAACCAGTTAAGTCGATTAAGCTGTTCATTCACACGCTCTAAACTATTGCCCTGTGCGACCAGAGTTGCCACAGATGACGTCTTGCTACCAAATTTCTCAAATCCTGCCGAAATCTGGTCGATGGACAACGACTTCACAAGGGACTCACCGGTGGAAATAGCGGCATTCGTAATTCGCTGTAAGGCAGTAATGCCAATTATTTCTAAAGCACTAAATTTCTGCTGTACCGCGTAGATGCCACTTTGCAAACCACTAAAATCCATCGAATCAGCTGCCCTGGACACACTTTCGAGTCCCTTGGTGGCCCCGTCTAGTTTCAGACCTTTCTCAAGATTGTCGATACTTTTTAGGCTCGTGGAGATTCCCTTTTCAAACTGTGCATTGTCAAATTGCATTTCCACAATGCGCTGGTCAATAGACGAACTCATTCCTTTGTCACCTCTCCCCAAACCTCAGCTGCCATTTGGTCAAAAATAGGGCGGATAGCCGGGTTGATGTAATCTCGACCCTGAACGTATCCGCCATTCCTTGTTCCGTGACCATATTGCAGGATGATTGCAATATTCACGCCTTTATTCACATTGCTGTTGGTCCAGGTGATCTTTACACCGTCTTTATCGCGGTTGATCCTGTAGTCCCAACTCTCAGCAGTTTTGCCGCTGTCTCTTGGGGTAGCCAGGGCCAATGCCTCTACCCCTTTCCGGCCATACTTATCCAGGCATTTCAGGTATTCCTCTTCAGACATCCGCTTTAAAAACTGCTTTGTCTTTTTAAAGTCACCCTTATGCTTAAAAACAATGGCCATTTTGATTCTCCTTACACGTACTCAGCCTTATACAGCCCCATGTCTGTCAGCTTCAGCTCTTTTGCCAGATTGTAAAATTTCATGGCATCGCCGTTGCTTACGGGTCCAATCGTGATCTTCTGCATCGTAGGGGTCGTCGGTTTGGCAGGTTCGGCAGGAGCCGTATCTGTGTCCCAAGGCTTGACGATTCGGTTCATGTCAACCTCACCGCTGGTGATACCAGGGACATTTGCCTGCGTATACTGATGAATATGACGAGGTAAGCTCTTATCATAGTTGGTTCTGACATCTGCCAACCAACCAAGATACCCATTCTCATTCACAAGATCTGCATAGTAAACATTGGAGTATGCGTAGGTGGTATAGGTATAAACACCAGGCATATATCCAAGATCTTTGATTCGGTCGCAAAAAGCCTTAGCAGCGGCAGTTCGTGCGGCTTTAGTAATATGATCGGCACGTCCGTTATGGTTAGGCTCATTCGAAGGTTCAGTATCAAAAAATATAGGAAGGCCTTTGCAACGCCCATTCAGAACCTTTACAGCATACTCGGCCTCGGCCTTGCCTTCCGCAGCATTCTTGGCCTGACTGAAGAAATAGAACCCTGCCAACTTATTGTTTGCCAAAGCTCCAGAAATATTTCGCTCAAAATATTCATCAGTTACCAACGTACCGGCATCACCGTACCCACGGTACCCAATGCGAATAAACGCTTTATAAGGAACTCTATCCCACTCAATCACCTTCTGCCATTTAGAGACATCAATCGTGATCTGATCACTCATAGTTTCAGGCTCCTCTCCATAGGTTCCAACCTCATTCGGACAACCGCAATATTCTGTCGGATCAATGCCTGTTCCCAGTGCAGTTTCGCGGCACTCAAAGTGCACATGTTCATACGGCGGGTCAGCCAATGCCGCGTTGCCGGTATTACCCATAACGGCAATTAAGTCACCAGATTCTACAATGTCCCCGGCCTTAACAAGCAGCTTTGCATTATGGCACAGGTAGATATACCTCGTCCGGCTGCCCTTTGGCGGGTTCTGCACTTCCAGGCAAATATAGTAGCCCCACTCCCAGGTCCTATTGGATTTGTAAGTCACAATTCTGGCTCTCGTAACTTTAAACTTCACTTTCGTGCCGTCTTTGTAATAAGGGGCGAAATATTCCTTATCATCCAAAAGTTCCAGGTCAATACCGCCGTGCCAGGTCTTTCCTCCGCCACGGGTATAACCATATCTTGCATAATTGTAACGGACTCGCACTCGCCCGTTGGTAATACCGCCTGCAAGTCTCATTCTTATCTCTCCTTCTAAAAGGGAATCATCCTTTGGTACCGGTCTTTGCCCGGCGCTTAGCATTTAGCTCTGCATATCTATCGAAGGTAGCTTTTTTGCTCATCTTTTTCTTCGGTTCATGGCTATTATTTAAAACCCGTACCAGAGTAATCAGCCGGTTCAAATGCCAGCGCTCAAACTCAACCGGGATCCCCAAATCCACCATCCAAGAATAGATCACTTCGTTAGTAATAACTTTTTTCTTCCCCGTTCGCTTCTCATCCGCAAACCAGGTGGCCGTCATCGGGTCCTCGATATACGCATCGATCTCCGCCAGCTGTTTATTGGTGATCCCGTAATAAGCAATAGGGTTTACAGCCTTGTTCACCGTCATACAGCGGATATAATCGATCTGCTGCTCTTTAGTATGAGCCTCGTCACTTAAAAAGACTTTGTGCCATTTTGATTCCCACTTAGAAAGGGAGATAAGGGAATGCTCAAGCACGAGTTTCTGCTCCGGTACCGTAATAAACTGGTTATTCGCCTCGTCGTAATACTCTCTCGGGGCCACCGTAATCTCAAGCATTCCTTATCTCTCCTCATGTCTTATGCTTTAGGCAAAACCGTTACATTGCCTGCCGGAACTGCACTAACTTCTTCCATCTTCGGCGCAACCTCCGCAAAGAACTTGGCAGCCTCTTCGGGGTTGCTCAAAAGTTCAATGTAAAGATCACTATAAGCCTCTGTCTGACTAAATGCTTCACTCAGCTCCTGGCTCTTAATAAAACGTTTGCCGTCATCACTTTTCACACCATAGCTCTTCAGGAGTAGCTCCTTAAAAAGTTTTGCAATACGGATGATGTCTTTTTCAGCGATAATGCGTTTCATCGTTTCACTAAAAGTACCAGCTGTCGTAAGTTCCATATCGACAAGTTCAGCCTTGGTCAGATTAAAGCGGAACTCTTCGGTACGCTCCAGGCCGTCGTAATCGGTATAGGTAATGGTTTTCTTAAGCATGGTCATTTTCTCCTTTCAAAGATTGTAGTTATGCGCTGACTTCGCCCAGCAGAGCCAGAACCTCAGCAGGCAGCGGCAGTTCAGGCTGGTCGGTGTCACCGCCGTAAAGCTTGGCCTCCAACTGAACCAGTTTGCTCTTGTCCGCGGTGCGGCTGTCGATCACGATGTGTGCAGTCGGCTTATGGCCGGCAACGGCAACCGGGTTGGTGGTGTAATCCCAGCTCATAGTCGCAGCGTCAGGGCTATCATTGATGGTCTCATGGCTCATCTCAGAAGGGGAAGCCGTGGCACCATAAACCAGATGCAGCTTATAGCCAGCTTCATCGCTGACATCGTTGCCGATCTTGGTGCGGTAAGACAGGCCAAACATCTTGCGGCTCTGCTGGCTGGCATAAGCGCCCTTGGCGATCTGCACACGACCATCGCACTCATTCCACTCATCAGGATAAGTGTAAGCCTCGATGGTGCCACCATGGTCCTCGGCTGCACGCATGGAACCATACTTGATGTTGTCGGCGTACAGGGGGGTCTCGTCTGCGCCGGAGGGGCTCTCGGAGACAGAGGTCAGGCCATTCCAGGCCACGCCGGGGGTATATTTGCTAGAGGCGGTGTTGTACGGGTACAGAACACCGTGGTCAACGCCAGTTTCGTAAAAGCGCTTGCCGGTATCATCCCAGGTAATAGCTGCCATTTTGATTGTCCTCCTTTAATAGTAAAGGTTTAATACATAGTGGTTTAGGTTGTCTGCCGGGTAAAAACGGTCAAACAAACAAAGCGGCCACTGTGCGATAAGTTCCGGAATTTTCGTATCCGGGTTCTTATCGATCACAGTGACCTTATAGCGTTTTGTCCATCTGTACGGGGCATTGTCCGCAAATTTGGTATCGGCTGTATTCCATTCGTAAAGGATGCATGGATACTTCAGCTGGGTATTCACCGTAGGCTGAAAGTAGACCCTGCAATCCTTTCCGGTTTCCGGGCAGCCCAAAACCTCACACAAATCATGGTGGAGCTCAAGTCTCGTTCCCATTGTAAAGACCTCCCAACGTCAGGATCAGTCGTGGATACTGCACCTCGACCTCGGTGATCTTCCACTTTGCCCCATTGAATTCGGCATACCGCATCGCAAAGTAATTCTCACGGGCATACGGGTCGGATACAATACTCAGCTGACTGCTGATGGTGAGATCGTCGTTTAAGTGCTCCGTCCCCTGGAGTCTCCGAGTATTTCGGATGAAATCGCCATAATATGGCCGAACTGTAATCTCCTCGACATTCACACCTGGCGCGGTCTCAGTCAGTGTACAGTATCCGATGTTTCCGTAAAATTTAGCCATGAGAATCCCTCTTTGCAATTAGTTATACCTAACTTGCGATCAGCCGCCAATACCGCTGGTAGCCTTAGTCTCAAAGACGATAGCCGACTTTGGCACAGTCAGGGCACCGGAGCAGCGGGTCTCGATCAGGTACTTCATCTGGTTATAGTCGATGTCAAAGTCATCGAACATGGACACAGCACCGCCCTTGTCAGCACCTACGGTATAGTCAGCCAGATTGACCATGATAGCCTTCAGGGTAAAGGTATCCTTAGTGCTGGAGGAGGCAACCTCACGGGTCAGATTCTCCATCTGGGGAACGGTAACGATCTTAGAAACGCGCATAGCAGTAGCCAGCTCGTCAACGCTCTTGTAGATACGAATACCGTTCTTATCCTTCAGCAGCAGCATCTCAGCCAGAACATCCTCGCTGGTAAACAGGGTCGGGTTGCCGGAACCCTTGTACTCCTTGCGGGCGCGGATGGTATCATCAATCAGGTTGCTGGCGGTTTCAGCCTCGGTAGTACCCTTGGTAATCTCACGCTTGACAGAGTACAGAACATCATCGGTCCAGATGGGGCGAATATGAGTCTCCTGAATCTTATCGTCAGAAGAAGGATTACGGCCATCACCAATCAGGAAAGCACGAGCCAGTTCCTCGTTCAGCTTGCCGCGCATCTCACCCTTGACCCAGGCAACAACATCGAAATTCGTAATATCGATCACGTCATCGCGGTCGAACTTCTGCTTCTTGTAAACAGTCTGGGGATCGGTGGTACGCTTCAGCAGGGTAAAGACCTCTTCAATCTTCTTCTTGCCCTTGGTATAGCCTCGTGCACGGGCATCGTCAGCGGTAATGTCAGCAAAGCTGGTCTTTACGCGGCTGAAAGGAACATGCTTAACGCCGTTCATCACGACATTGACCCAGGTCTGATCACGATCGATAAACTTCGGGGGAGTATTCAGCTCCTTATATTCGGGGAACAGCTGGTCGATCTGCTTAATACCGTAATCGCCCTCAGAATGCTCCAGATAATCCTCAGTGGCCTCCTTCAAAGTCAGGCGACCCTTCTTAGCATCGTTGATGATGGTAGTCATAGCGTCGTGGGACAGAACATCCTCAGTACGCTCGGTCTCTTTGTCGAAAATATTATGCTTCATGGTTTTATCCTCCTCAGCAATGGGTTCTTCTTTGGCACTATCGCCGGATTCCTTATCTGCAGCCAGACCGACCATAGCATACAGAACCTTTTTCTGTTCCTCGGTCATGCTGTCAATTACTTCCTGAACAGTCTTACCATTCTGTTCAGATTCGGGTTTCTTAGTTTCTTCGGCCATCTCAGGCTCCTCCTTTTTGTCATCGGAATGTTCAAGGGTGTCATCGAACTCTCCGGAGTCGTATTCCATATCACCGGCATTGTTATAGATAACGCCCTCATCAACGCTGGCTTCGCCATGGGCAAGCACTTCGTCGATATGGGCCTCGGGGTTAGCACCGGCCAGCACCAGGCTCAATTCTCGGATAATGCCATGGGCCACATTGCCTCGACTTTTATCGCCGGCGTATTGCAACCCATTCGCCCAAATGGAAAAGGACGTAATGTCACGGTTCTTCACAAGAGCCTTCGCATTACGTCCCTGGTCAGTGTCGTTAAAGGTCACATAAGCCCTCATGCCCTCGGGCTCAGCCTTCAAAAGGGCATGGCCCAGAACATTCTTGGCATCGTTATGCTGGTGGTTCCACACAAGCGGAACTTCCTGGCCGTCCTGCTCTCGGAATGCACCAGGCATAATCGTTCTGCCGTCGCCGCAAAGCACACCAAACTTAGTGGCCCAGCCACGGCAATCGTAATTACGCTTTGCCATTTTGATTCTCCTCCTTAGGGACGATCGGTTTATTATCGGCAAGCTGTTCCTTGCTCTGACTGATGTTGGGGTTGGTCAGTTTATCCGATTCCGGGTCCTCATTCGGGCGATAACCTACGATCTGTCGCAGTTCGTTCGAGCTCAGGATCTCATTCCGGCGGAACTTATCAGCCACGTCAGCCAACTGCGCCACCGGCACCAGCTTAAACGGATCGTTAAAGAACACGATCGACTGGTGCTGGCTCCTGGCAGTCTTAGTCAGGAACTTACGCCGCATCTCCAACACGATAGCGGATACGATCGGTTCAATCGTCCGGTTATAGTAGTTCAGCATCGTCTTATCGTCAGCCGTTCCATCCATAACCGCCTGGGTAATACCCAACTGGCTCCAAAGCAAATTCTGCAAATACTCGATCTGTTTCATCAGGTTATTATCAAGGCTGCGGTTCAGCTGGGTAATTCGCTCGGTGCCATCAGTATAGGCAATGCCGTATTTGGACCCTGCCAACTGATCTTCCACAAGCTTTCGCCGTTCTTCAGCCTGTTTCCGCCGGGCCTCTGTCTTAATGACATAGGGCAGCTGGATAATCAGATCAAGCTTACCGGAGCTGGTCTGCTCGTCCACAACATCCAAAAGGGCCAACTTACGGATCAGGCGCTGCATGGTTGAGTTCGGCTCATTCATTACCGCAAACAACGGGTTCTCCACAATACCCACTATGCTTTTAGGCAGAGTAACTTCCTCCTGCCTCCCGGTCTGGTCATTGTAAAGCCGAATTCGTATCCGATCGGGATACCACTCGATCACCTTCCCAACTCGCAAACTCTGGATGTCATATCCATTGGTCATAAGTGGGTTGGAGGTAGTATCCACCGGCACAATCGCAATACAGCCCTCGTCCATCAGGCTCATTACCATATCCTGGATAAAAGCTCGCCCGGTCTGGTCGATGTTCGCTTCCACATTCAGGCAGCTGTTCAACCCGCTGTCGATTTCTTTCAGGAAACGGTCATCCTCATCCATCCGGGCATGAACCATTTTGATTGCAGCGCAGTCGATACCGATTCGGTTGATAACCGAGGTCACGATAGTTCGCTCATTACCTCTCGTAAACCGTACACGGTCAGGTCGGTAGCCATAACTAACCTCACCGCCGCGATAAACCGGGGGATCTCGGATCAAGAACGCATTCCAGGCACGTTTTATCCTGGAGCCAAAAGAGTAATTTTCTTCCATTGTTTAACCTCATTATTTAAATGTATCTTTCATGTATTTGTAATCAAGCATTGAGTTAATAATAAGGCTTACATTCTTTGAAACTTGCATTTCTTTTCCATTAAGCGTATAATTATGTTTCTTTAGATACGAATTTACAAGGTTTTCGCCTGCTGTCACTGCATGTTTAGTAAGATTATGACGTTGTTGGCGTTCTAATTCATCAAGAATAGGTGTGGCACTAAATTTTTTCTTCTTGTCTGCTTCATGCCAAGCTGACGGATGTTTTGGACGAATATCGGTTTCAATTTTATATCTCTTTCGACCAGCAGCAGTCAAAGTGCCATCATTGTTCTGGTATCTACGGACGCCCCATTTCATTCCAAGAATGCCATGGTGCGCTAAATAGTCTTCGCCAGAATTTACACATTCATAGTTCCACATTTAGGTATCACCTCAATCAAACTGTTCGCGGTTGATCTTGTATGCTATATAAGCATCCATCATGGCTGCCACAGCATCGATCTTTTCCTCGTAACGTTTCTTAAATAGTTTTCGGTTGCCGTTGGTGTCTTCCAAAGTAATGCAGTTGCCCATGGCAAAAGTCATAAGCTCCTCATCAAACAGCAGCATCCGTTCACCGGCTAACTTCTTCAATTCACCCAGCGGCACACTCTCTGTTTTGGCGCCCTGAATAACTTTCTCGATACCAAACGGTCCATTCTCGTTTTCCCATCGGGCCACAAACTCTTTCGCGTTATATGGGTCAAAGCCAAAAGCCCGAACATCGTATTCGTACTGGGTAATGTGAGCATCCAAGTCATCATAGACCTGCATCATATCCAAAACAGTGCCGTCCATAACTACAAGACTGCCTTCAGCCATAAACCGGTCATACAGCTGCCGCATAGCCGCCGGGAGCTTCATCAATGTCAACGAGGTTATGTAGTTCCTCGTCTTAACACCAAAACATCCGTTGGAAAGTGGGAACAGGAACGTAAAAGCGCAAAAATCATCGCCCTGGCTAAGATCTGCACCCAAAGCACATGGCATCTTCCAGTATTCCCTGTGCCGGTGAGGCAGCGTTTCCTCGTAGGTAAAGTAGTAGGTATAACCCTCCATGGGTAAACCGAATCTCTTTGCCAAAGTATCATTGCGAACCGCCGGGTTCTGTTCAGCACGTTCTACTTCCAATTGATAAGTCTCGTAGGTAACGGTCTTACCAAGGTTCGGGTTTGCCTTCAGCCAGGTATTGGGGTCTCCTACCTCGTCTACCGAGTCCAGCTTGTACCACCAAATCGAAACATGCGGGTTGACATAATCACCTTTCAGGATCTTCATAAGCTCCATTTTGATTGTGTCACCGCTGCCGTTTCGTACAGTACCCTCAGAGCTCGTAGCAATGATAAGATAGTCGTTGTTGTAGGCTCCACCCTGCTCCTTACTGGCCGACTGCTCAATAGCACCAATTGGATCTTCCCGGATGTCACCGGAAAGCCATTCGTCCACGGTCGCACACTTAACACGCAAGCCCTGGAGTTTGTCGATTACCATAGGTCGGATCTCCAAAAGAGACCCAGTCAGGAAATCTTCGATGCCCTTCTTGGTCGGCGTCAGCTTTACACGATTCATTCGGGAACCGGTCGTATTCTGCAAAGAGCCTTCGGTCAAAAACTTGAACAAAGGCCCTCTGGATCTGGTGATAGCTGTCCGGATCGGCGAAAGTGTTTCATCCGCCTGGCGCATGGTCGGGGCCGTAGCAATCTGCAAAGTGGTTGACGTATCTACAGTCAGGAAGTAAGCCTGCATACAAGAAGCATATAAAGATTTAGCAGCACCTCGTCCAACGATAAGGTACTGCTTGGTGATCAGTCGCTTCTTAATTCTCTTGTTTACAAAGTGGCCGCCATGGCCGTCCTCATTTGGCTCGTACACACTTCGTTCAATAAAGTAGTACCAGCCAAACACCTGCTCACCCCATAACTTAAAGGTATCCAGCAGATGCAAATCAGAACCGTCAGTCAAGACTAACTCGCTCTCGCAAAAAGCGATCCAGCCTTCAACTTTTTTATCATCGTAATAGATGCCAGGATTAGCAATCAGATCATCGATCCGGTGCATCTCCAGCTCCACTTCCCGGCTGATAGGTATTTCGCCCCGGATTACGGCCTCCCGAAACTGGCCGTAGTATCTCGGTACGGCAGTATTAGAGAGTGCCATAATTTCTCCTTATTTTAATTTTTTCTCAACAATCGTTAAGCCGCCCCAAGTGTCAAGCATTTCTTGAGTAAGAATTTCGCCTGTCTTCGTATATTTTTGCTTTTCAAGAGCAATTTTGTGAATGTCTGGCGAATTTCCAACCAATTCAGCAGTAATTTTTGAAGCACCATACTTTTTAGCAATTTTCTCGCCTTGTTTCATTGCCGCACTCATATAGCCGCGTCCGCGATATTTGTAATCGGTATTCGCCCAATTTATGTAAAATTCATCCGGATTCTTCAAATAAGCATCGAAATTTCCAACTTTCTTACCAGCATCATTCCGAATATCATATTCAAGAGTTTTATCTTGCTCTTTTGCAATCTCCGGGCTAATTTTTCTCAGAGCATTAGCAACAACACCTCTCTTTTTTCGCTGCATAGTAAGTTGTTCACCAGAAGAAGTTTTAAAAGAATAAGATTCACCGCTATATCTCTTTCGACCAGCAGAAGTCAAAGTACCATCGCTGTTCTGATATCTTCGCACTCCCCATTTCATCCCAAGAATGCCATGATGGGCTAAGTAGTCTTCACCAGAGTTTACACATTCATAGTTCCACATTTAGATATCACCTCACAAAGTGGGTAGTTGTATTTTTGTCGACTTCTGGTATAATTAAGGTAGAATGGAGGCGTTACCATGAAAATGCCAGAACTCACACAAGACCAGGTTATGGAAATTTTAGATAAATGCTATAACGAGGCCGTAAATGGACTTGCTAAAAGCAAAAACTGCGTTGATCTTGCGTCTGAATATCTCAATCGGTATCCTAATACCAAAATTGCAGTAAAAACAATGATCAACAACCAGATTGTTATGTGCACGACCTCCGGTTTCCTTACAAGCCTTGGCGGTCTAATAACGCTCCCAGTTGCACTTCCTGCAAACCTCGTAAGTGTATGGTACATGCAAATAAGAATGATTGGTACAATTGCTGTAATGTATGGCTTTGACCCCTTAGACGATAGTGTCAGAACTCTTGTTTATCTATGCCTTACTGGCACCTCCATGTCAAAAATATGTCGAGATGCTGGGGTACAATTCGGCAATAAACTAACATTGAGCTTTGTAAAAAAAATTCCTGGCTCATTACTTACAAAAATCAACCAAAAAGTAGGATTCCGGTTTGTAACCAGAGCAGGAACAACAGGTATAGTAAACTTGACTAAACTTGTTCCTCTCGTTGGAGGTGTGGTCGGTGGCGCTTTTGATTTTGCAGGGACAAGAATTATCGCTAATAAAGCCATTAAAGTCTTCGGTTACGGCGAGCTTGATTAGCCTTTCTTAAGCTCACGAATGGCCAGTGCGATAGAGAGCGCAGAAGATGCAACCCCAAGGGCAGAGCCGCCATAGCTAAGAATCTCGTCAAGTTTAGCCTGGCCCTTATCGATCTTATCAGGTTCGTATACAAGATCACGATACTGCCGTTCAAGATTTTTTCGGTTAATTACTTTTCGCAAATCGTCATCGGACATCTTAGACAAATCCTTGCCGCTCTGTTTTCGATTATTTCTAATAGACCGGTTTAGATCTCGCATCTGCTGTGTTGCTCTTTGAGCAGAATCGACAGCTTCTTTCTCCTTCTGGATTTTACTTTTGGGCTGAGGATGATTCTTCTTATACTGAGATTCAAGAGCATGTCGCTTATTATCCTGGAGAAGTTCATCATCAGTCATCTCTGAAACTTTACGAGTTTTCTTTTTAGGGTATTCAATTGCTGCGGCCGAACCCCAAGAATTCTTATATCTCTTTCGCCCAGCGGCAGTCAAGGTACCATCACTGTTCTGGTATCTTCGCACACCCCATTTCATTCCAAGAATGCCATGGTGCGCTAAATAGTCTTCGCCAGAGTTTACGCATTCGTAATTCCACATTTAGGTATCACCTCACAAAACACCTTAGACAAAATCACATGTCTAAGGTGTTTTCTTTATTCGCAATCACAGGTTTCTGCTGCCACGTTCAACCGCCACTCAAACTCAGAGATCAGCTTCTCCATCGAGGCAATAGCCGCGCTGCTGGTAGGCGGATCAAAGAGCAGCCGTACTTTCATGTACACGTAGGTCTTTACATCGTTCAGCCTCGGGTCCTCCGGGATAAACATATCCCAAGTCTCTGAAGCATCATTGATAGAGAAACCAGTCTTTGGCCCTACCCCAAGCTGGGCAAGGATAGAAAAGACGGAATTGATGTCTACAATGATGTCGGTATCAAACACGTCATAGTCCTCGGCGATTCCCAGCTTCTTCTTGATGGTGTTTAGGATACTTTCCATACTCAACCTCGTTTCCAGGGGCATGTATCATTCGGTGCCCTCGTAACGGGGCCTCTCGGTAAAAGATCCGCGTCCCCATAATGTATAGCATTGTGCGTCCGTGTAATTGTAGTGATCAAATACTCAGGATTCAAAAGCAGATCGCTTCGCTTCAGGATATCCTCTTTGGAGATGGGGTTCATGTGGTGGATCAGGATTTTAGGCCGAACATATTTACCATTCTTCCAAAATCCATTGATCTCATGTCCTTCCATTCCAAGGTCGCATCCGCCATCCCGTACAATCACGCGGTCTCGCAGTTGTTTCCACTCTTCGCTCTGGTAAAATATCTGGTTCAGGTAACGGTCAAACCCAAATGTGTCCGCTCCGACTTCACCATCAAGCCTAAGGTACTCATAGCGTTCCTCAAAGGTAGAATATCCGCATAGCTCTGTGTATGTCCTAAGCATCTTCTTCTCCCTGGCCGCTATACCGTCTCATAGACTTAATAGCTTCCTCGTACATCTCACCCATCTGGGCTGCAGCAGCAAGATTATTCTTCTTGGCTTCCATCAACTCAATCTGTTTCTCAAGTGCTTCCTTCTCGAGCCGTGCTTTCTGGGAGCCAAGTTTTAAAAAGTGGGTAAGCTCCTGGCTGGAAGCTGTTCCTTCAAGGATTCGCTTCTCCGCAAGATCCATAGCCAGCTCAATCAGCTGGTTTTCCCGTGCTTCCGGCGTCAGAGCCGGTCTAATCGTCCTTTTCGAGCCAGATTCATTGGTAGTCTTTGCTCTTCTCAACTGTTTCCGACTCCTTTCTTGTCAGATTCTCCGGCTTTTTGTAGTGGTATGTAGGGGTGTAGATAACCCCAGAAAGGAGAAATAAAGGAGGTTTTGACTCTAAGACAGTCGTAGAAACCTACATACCACTACAAAAAGCCGGAGGAAATATAAAAGGGTCCACAAGCCGGTTTAAAGCTGTTTTCCCAAATTCTTCCCCCGGAGAAATATCAAGGAGGGCCGCGATGTAGGGAGGGGGTGTTAAAAACACGACCCCCTCCCTATGGTTAAACAATGTCTATAGTGCGGTTAAGCTGTTTGATTTACTACATTTTCTCTCTTCACATCAACAAAATCTGTTTTCTCGCCATCAAAACGAAGTTTACAATAAACATTCATAAAGTCAGCAGAAATGATTTCATCAATTGCTTGCTCAATAGCAGCATTTTCTTCTTTCTCATCAAAAGAATCAGAATCAGCTGCAACACGAGCAAGATATGCACACGAATTGTACCCTTTTTCCGTGTCCCACAAGAACCACTTGGAGAAGTCCTGGAACGGATTGTATGGGTTATCGTAAGTAGTCAACATGTACTGAACCATAAGACTTCACCTCCTTAAGCGTTCAAGTATTTACTCACAGTAGAAGCAGAAATGCCGAGGCTTTCGGCAATCTGTGCGTTTGTATAACCAGAAGCAGCACGAGCTTTAATCAATGCAATCTTGCCATTGCTAAGTTCGTTGTTCGCTCTAGGCGTTGCGCGTTGCCGCAAGTTATCGATGTCAGCGCTATCCAAAATCTGGGACAGCACATTGTCCGAAATAGCACCTGCCTGAATGGCTTCCCATTCCTTATCACTAATGGTAATGGGATGGCGCTTAGCCCCCACCTGTTGGCGGGCGGCAACTATAGCTTGCTGGGATACCTTCTTGAGCATCTTCTTATCATTGGCAAGGTCAGGATCGGCCTCGATCTTCTCCTTGATACGGGCGTTAGCGAGGACCTGTGCCTGACGTTCACGGGGCTTATTCGAGTTGGCAAGGGCCAGGGCAGACTGGAGCCGGGTAACTTCCGGCTCGTAAGCCTTCTTGGCCTCAGGGATGTACTTCAGGGTGCCGGTGGCTTTCATCTCTTTACGAGCTTCATTTGCCAAAGACTTCAGCTTATTCGCATATTCGGCATAAGCAAGCTCGGCCTTGGTACGGCGGTAGGATACCAGGGTATAGGCATCATCGGTCTCAGCCATCTTGGTAGACTGCTGCGTGCGCATCTTCTGTTTGGTGATGACCTCGCCAGTCTTCTTATTTACACGGCTGGTCTCGTAGTAGAGATCATCCGCTGTCTTGTAGGTTTTCTTACCGGTTTCAGGATCGATCACGCCGCTGCCCTGACGCTTAGGAACAGAGATCTCACTCTTTGCCCTCGTGATCAGAGTAGCACTACCCTCATGATACTGACCATTCTCATCGAAATGCCCCTGATACTTGCGCTTCAATTCGGCAATGCCATTATCAGATTCGCTGCGCTTGTAATCAAGGTCATGCTTTTTGGCATCAATAACCACCATGGAATGCCGAACTGCACGAGCAAGCTCCTCAGTGCTGGCACCTGCAAGAGTCATATCCATGATTAGATTAGATACGACACCCATCTGTTTCTGAGTATTGGCATCAGTCATTCGCTTGGTTTTGGTATCGCCTGCCGGAATCTTATACTCAACCTTAGGATCAAAGCCTTTAAGCCCCTCCAATTCGGGCTGGGATGCGATCTTATAGCCTTTGCCAAACGGAATAACCATAACGGTATCACCATCAAAGTCAGCGCCGGACAAGCGTTCGGCGACTTTAGAGTTAATACCAACTGCATCCTTCGGGTTTGTACCAATGACGCGTTTACCCTCAGTGTTCTTAGTATTGACCTTCAAAATAGGGATTTCAAACAGACCGCCATGAGGGTACCGAATCAGTGCAACGGTTTCTCCGTCATTAAAGTTTGGAGCATAGATCTCATTTTCACTAATGGAATTAAGCGGTAAAATCACCTGATACTTCTGCCTCGGCAAGGCCGCTGCCTGTAACGTAACTGCATTTTTGTCGCATCCGTCAGCAAAATCCTCGAGTAATTTGCGCTTAACAGTGGGGTTAGTAAGAGACCTGATTTCATCAAACTCTGCCTGCTTATCCTCAATAGCGATCTTAAGCTGGCGATTGATCAAAGCAATCGGCTGCTTGGCCAGGAACTGGGAAGGAAGCTTATCGGCCCACTCGCCCCAATCGCCCTCTTCGGCACGCTTGTTGATGAGACTCAGATGTTCTTTTCCTTTATCATCAAGATAATAGCTCTGACCGCCCTTTTCCTTGATGAGAGAACCAAACGGATTATCCCGATCAACATTGCCGTCCTTATCGCGCTTGACTTTCTTCAGAACGTCCATCATTGGAACATCCTTGGTTTTATTTGTATTGAACCGAACGTCCACACCATCCGGCAAATCATCCGCGTAAACGGCCATGCCCTTCAGGTAGTGGGTTCCGTCTACAAGGATGCGAACCTGCGCATACTTGGAGTCACCCAAATCCAGATCCTTCACCCCACGCCGAAGCTCAATAACGCCATCCTTCTGGAGGCCACCATCTTCAGCATAGTTGATCATCAAACGCTTAGAGTCCATGCTGGACGGGAACTCAAACGGCTTATGAAAAGTCTCGCCATCGTCGTAGGAGATCGCATAGTCACCCACAGAATGGATCTTCGAAGCATCATAGATCTCGCTGTACTTGGTCCCCGGAGGTGTCAGCACCTTCAGAGTCGTCTTCTGTGCAGGATTGGTAGCCTGCGGAATACGGCGATTATAGATGTTATACCCTTCCAACTTGAGCATATACAAAGCCTGATCGAGCTTCGTTCGTGATACACCGAGTTCCTGCTCAACGCCAAGACCCACTTCCAGGAAGCCCTTATCCTGTATCAGTTCGCGCAGCTTATCAGCCGTAGCCGTACTCTGCCGCATACGGGTCTCCGCATTCTCATTCAGCAAAGAACGTACCGAAGAATCATTATCAAAACCCATAATTTCAGCAATTTCATTCAGACTCTTCCCTTCTTTGCGCAAGGTCTTCGCCTGGTCCACCATCTGCATACGTTTTTGGCTTTTAGCATAGGAAAGCTGAACACGGAGTTTGGTGGTCGTAGTGCCCATCTTCTCAGCGATCTCTTTCTCTGTAAGCCCTTGACCGGCATACTCACGATACCGGCTCAAAAACGTATCGGTTCTCTGATTCGGGTTCTCGCCGGACCCCCAGGGGTATCGACCAGAGCCACGGCCAGGAGCGCCATCCATGACACTGACACCATAGTGGATCATTACATCTTCGATCGGCGGTTTATCCTGGTACATAGCTCAACTCTCCATTTCTTTGACTTGTTCAATGACTTTATCGGCCTCGATGATCTTCTTGGTGATTGCCAGAATATCATTTGGGTCTGGCTTCTCCACGAGAATATCATCGCTCTGATAGATGCGAAGCTCTGTGTCAATATCAGACGGCTTGATACCATACTCAAGACAGAACAGCGCTGCATAGATCATCAGCTGTTCAATATGTGCCGGAACCTTGCCGGTCTTCAAATCATGGATACGCAGCAAATCACCGCGCAGGTCAATTGCATCGGCAGTGCCAAAGCAGTTCGGAGAGTAATATAAAACCTGCTCAGGTCTAAGCTTAAAACCAATCGCGTCATTGACATACATATTCAACGTTTTGTGAGACTTCGGAAGCCGCTGACCGAGATCGATGGATTCCGCTGCATACTCGTGCAGTCTGGTCCCCATCGCCACGGCAAGAAAGTTGCGGTAGGCTTCCGCAATCTTGTTGGGGTCGTAGTTCAGCCAGTGATACTTACTGGCACCCAGAAAGGCATGCTGCCCTCTAAGTTTCGAATGATCGTTGAAGTTCATTCAGAACATCCTCCTTGTTCTCAGGATAAACAAAACGAGCGAACGACATCTCTGCCATTCGCTCAACGTAGTAATCCTGATTCGGCTGGTGGTTCGCATTTTCCGCCTTCTTGCATTCAAGGACCGCCCAGTGGTCTTTGTACAAAACCATCAAATCCGGGATACCCTGAATATAATTGGCATCATTTTTCAGCACCATACAGCCAGGGAAGCGTTTCTTCAGATCATCAATGAGACCCTTCTGAAATTTGCTTTCTTTTGCCATAAGGCCTTCTCCTTTGCAAAACAAAAGACAATATGCCTTGAAAACTGCCAAAAACAGTTAAAAACGGGACATATTATCTCTCTCATAATACACCATGTTTTTTTCGCGAACCCAAGGCCGAAATCAGGGCAAAACAAAAGGCCCATGCATTTTAGCACAGGCCGTAGGGGAAAATATCAATATTCAGCAGTAATCATCAATCGTAAGTGGATGACTCCGTCGGATAGCTGCCAAACAGTTCTGCATCCTCGGCAGTAATACTGTAACCGCACTCAGGGCATTCAAACCATTCTCCGCCATCACGCTTCTCACACTGCACATGGCAATGCGGGCACCACTGTTCGCCGGTCGGCAGGAAGTCAGCCATGTGGACTTTGCTTACTTCCACTTTACCATCCGGCCCATCGAAGATATGGATCTCATTACCATGTTCTGTGTAGACATCTACTTCCGTAACTTCTGATTTCCGTTTCTTATTGAACAATCCCATTGCTTAACCTCCTTGTGTAGTTTCCTCGGACATTTTCAGTATAGTCAAAATATCAGTCCACCGCAACAAGGAAATTGTAAACTTTTTTACTTCACATAACGCAGATCCTCCACACTGCAGTTCATAGCCTTTGCCATTTTATCGATCTGGTAAAAACTCGGAAAATGCTTGCCGTAAAGATAATCCGAGATACGAGCCTGCTGGATACCAGTTTTTTCACTCAGTTCTTCTTGCGTTAAACCACTATGTTCAAGAGCTCGTCGAAGCAGCACTCCAAATATCCGTTTAAAGCTTTCCTTGTCCAAATCCTGATCGCTTTTCGGGATAGGGATCAGAACATTGTTTGTCAGGTTATAAAAATAATCATACTTGGAGTTGGTTTCAAGTAACAGCATCAAGTGAACATACTCTCTGGCGTGTACAACTTCACCTAACAAACCAGGAAAATATAAATACACCTGATGCATATACTCGTCCATCAAATTAGATTCTCGGCTCACTGGTCTATCTCCTTTCAAAACTTTTGTAGCACATGTAGCACAAATTTTTGAAAAAATTTTGGATTTTTAATTATATATTACTATTTATGCTATATTTAGCATAATTTCATATATATAAATAAAATAGGGTAATTTTTGCAATTTTTTTGTGCTACATTCGATTTTTGTGCTACAAAATGCTTGTTTTTATGCTAAATATGGCATAATTTGAGGTCTTTTCATGATTTCCTTATAAAATCGGTACCTTTTGCAGCCTCAAAAATTTTGTGCTACATTTTGCCCTATTTTTGTAGCACATTTTTATTTTTTGTGCTACACGCTATTTTTGTGCTACAAAAGGCCCCATTTTGTGCTACATTTTTCAGTCCGGATGCTTCATTTTTTCGACTTTGTAAGCCAATTCAATCGTGTCTCGAATCACTTCTGAAGTCGATTTTTTGTTCCAAAATGCCACTGTTTTCAGTTTCCGAAGGTCATCTTTTCCGATTCTCAGCGAGAGATGCACGTCCTTCGTGGCCTTATTCTTCCTGATTTCCACCTTCTTTCACCTCCTCAAACGGTGCTTCTTCCCCGGTCCAACCGCAGTCTTCACAGTAAAATTCGGTTGCTTTATCTCGGGAATCAAACATTGGAATACCCATAATATGCTCAGCCTTGAGTCTCCAATCCGTATGGGCATTAAGAATCCGCTTGCATTTCGGGCAGCGGAAGTAATCCTTTTGATTGGGATTTGCGTCCATATAGAGCTCAATATAGTGTTCGCTCTGTTGCTTATACCTTAACACAATTCCATGAATATCAGTAGCAACCCCGATCACGCCCTCAAAGTAAGGATCTGCGACTGCCTCTTTGCACGACGCATACTTCAAGTCAACAAGGCATTCAAGAACCATATCAAGATCCCGCTTATCAAACTTCAAATCAATCATACTCAGCCCTCCTTAGGCATACTCAAATCCGTCGTTTACCCAGCCACAAAACACGCATTTACGGCACAAGTACCATCCATGCTTTGTATTACCCTTGATTTCGGTTACGACTTTCTGCCCACAAATAGGGCATTTCGTCTCCGCCTCATCGACAATCTTCTTAACTTCCTCATCCACAGGCATAAATATCATTCTCCTTTCACAGTATATAAGAGAATTCCGGCATCATTACAGCTCGTCGATATACTTTGTATTGCCCAATTAACAATCAGTCGATTGAGGTCCGTGAAAGGAATTTTATCATTTCCATCCGTCTTAATCCAATTAGTGTACACCTCAAATCTAAGTTGCTTTCCATCTTCATCAAATATCGGCTTCGCAAGTTTAACCCAATTTACTCCCGGAAGACCCATCTCCATAAATTCACGTACAGTCATTATTTTTCCTCCTTCCAAAAGCCTTTGAGCCTCTGATGATACTCTTTGGCACAATTCGGGCACAGGGTTCTCCCCTCCCAGATCCCCCAGCCTTCGAGTTTTTCAAATTTACCAAAAGGATCAATCCACCCTGACCGATCAATTGCACCGACATATCCGGCGAATCCAGTACCACCACATCGGTCGCAAATATAAAGTCTTCCGATTTTAGTCATTCGAGTCTCCTTTCAAACAGCAACTTTTCAATTTCGGCAACAGGGCACTTTTTCAAATTCTTGAATATGCACCCATTGCATCGAAAGTCATGCCTTTCGGAGAAACAGAACTTATTAAGGATAGAATCAATTTGCAGCTTAATTCTCATCGTTTTAGTCATTCGAGTCTCCTTTCAAAAATAAAGACCCCGTGTTTCCACAGAGTCTTTATTTTTTTACATAGTGATTATTTGCATAATTCTTTTCAGATGCGCAATACAGCCCGGATGTTCAAATGTCATCAAATAGTATTTAACAAAAGCGAGCTTTGATCCATGCATATCAAGCACTAAATCACGATTTTCCTCAACCACTTTTCGGCAAGTTAAACCGCATTTTACTGCTATTTTATAGCAACGATCAAGCCATTTCTTTTTTGTAGCCGTATTTGAATGACTAAAAATATCAGCTGTATGGTATATTACTTTTTGCATAATATAATCACCTCCATATGATGACATGATTATTTCGCGGTTTTTTGCTCCTCCCCAGTAATGATCTCACTCATCGGCAGCCCTTTAATCCACTCGCAAAACGTCTGCCATTCATCCAGCTTATGCCCTTTCCGCTGATGGTAAATATTGGCAAGTACCTCATAATTCACGAGCAGTGTCCGTTTCTGATTGTAAGACGACGGCAACAGCTGGATCATCTGCCACCAGTCTTCTTTATAGTCGGTATGCAAATATCCATACCGATGGCAATTAAGCTCAGCGAGAATAGCTTTAAATGTAGGCAGTGTCCCAGGATAGAGGTGTTCAATAGAGAAATCCTCCAGCTCAAACTCCTTATCTGCAATCTTATGCATGGTGGAGCAGCTATTCCCAACAGTGCCAACCTTGTAGGTATCCATCTCCTTCCACCAGTACAGCGGCCCCGTAACGTCCATAGTCACGGTAATAAACCGACGATACTTCGCATGACTCGGCCCAGCCTTAGCGAGTTTCTTCATAAGTTTCTGATCATTAGGGCCAATTTCAAAACAGGAACCATCAGGATTACTTAGTACAATTGTTTTGTCATAGAGACCATCATCACAGAATCCAGGGTTCGTGTCATTATCTCTACAAAAATAGCACGCAGCACTATCACTTTTATCCCAGCTGTTAAAAGAGTTCCGAGCCCCACGAATGGCCGCCTCCCAGCCATGAATATCAGTCTTTTCAATTTTAATCATAATACCTTTTCTACTCCTTTCACTAACTCAGTTCCACGACCATTAGGTCTAGGTCTCCAGATATATTTGGCCAGAACATATTTGGCATTGTTAAGATACAAAATATCACAAGCATCATCTGTATCATTAGCAGGCCTGATAAGGCTGCCATCAATCTTGTAAATTGAAATGGTCGGCATACATCCATATTGTGAATTCTTATTGAGGTCTTCGATAATCTGCTTAAAACGAGGGAATTCTTCATCTGAAATAATCGCCAATCTATGAGTTTCGTCATCGCAACCCATATTTACAATATAGTACAAATTATCCATTGCCTCTCCCTTCTCTTTCGAGTCATACCCCGCTGCTTTCATATAGTCGTTAAACCCTTCATTAAGAGCATACTGTGCGGGGTCAATGTGCTCCAAATTCTGTTCGGAGACTGAAGCGTAGCGCCCCTTTTCGCCTTTAAATAATGCATCTCTCAGCACAAGGTATCTGACAGGCCATGACCGAAAAAGATCTTTAATGACCCCAGTCCGCCCTTCATTAACGATTTTTACTCTATCTCCAACCTTAAAGCTCATCACTTTTCTCCTTTTTCTCATGCTCGTTCATACAGTGAAGCTCATGATTTTCCTCATCGACAAACTGAATTGCCCCAGGATACACGAGCCTCATTCCGCTTTCAGTCTCAACTACCCCGCGAACACAAGAATACTGTCCTCCTCTATGCCCACCCATAGTAGCGGTAGGAGGCAAAGGTTCCATATACTGTTCCCAGCAATGGAAATATCCATACTCACCATTTACCTTGCAAAGCCGTCTCTCAGGCCTGATCGTGAAATTAGGTGTTGCCATTGTTTTTCTCCTTATCTTGAATCTTAGCCGTTTCCTCTGTTACATGGCAAGGGCATAATTTACCTAGACACTCGTCATCTTTTCCCTTGATGAATTCTTTTTTATAGAAATCACTAATCGCATTTGCGCAAGCAGAATCGACTTCTGTGAGTTTCTCTCCGGTGTAAAGCCAGGGGCATAGCTCTCTCATAAACTTGTCATAGTCTTGACTAATCTTTGCTAGTTCTTCTTTTAGCTTTTCTTCAACAATTCTCTGGTGCTGCTCAATGTTAGACTTTTCTTTGATAACACGTTTAATTTTGCTGTTTGTTCCAAACATTTTCTTCGTGTAAGCAGCACAGAAAGCGGCTTCCGGATCGAAATTTGTTTCATCTTTGCTCATGGATACGATGGTTTTTGTCCCATCAGTCCACAACACAATCGTCTTCGGGCCGTTAAAGATAATTTTCTTAACATCGACATTTTTCATTTCATCAGTACCTCCAATGAGTTTGTTGAGCAGTTCTTTAGTATACTCTACTGTATCCTCTGCTTGTTCATCTTGAAGCTTCTTTAAACCTTGATACAATGTTTTGCAACTCTGAAGCCCCATTACAATTTCAGTTTTTTCAGGAAATCTGTGCGTAAGGCTTCTAGCGTCTACCCAAATATCAAAGTCTTTTACATCTCGGCCAACGTCAAACACAGTTGGATCAAGTCTGACATCATAGTAACAAACATCATTTGGACCTGTATGTGATATGCCAATGATAGTTCCAGTGCGTCCACAATGAATATTACGAACATTATTGATCTTTACTAGATCACCGAGTTCAAATACCTCATACACATTACCAAATTCCATCACTTATCCTCCTTAAAGTTCACAGGTTTGTGGCTGTCCATGTTATACGGTTCCGCCAGGCATTCATTGCACGGGTTTTTGTACGGCTCCAATTTGTAATACTTGCACTGCTTGCAGTAAATATCATAAAAGACTTCCTTAGTACGAGTTTCCATATTAAAGTTCCTCCATTTCGTAGGCCCTTCCAACTTTTTTTAGCATTTCTTCTGCTCTGGCTTTAGAAAAAACAATCGCAAATGTTTTATCAGGAGTCAATTCTATAATAGATGAACCGGGTGTATAGCGGTATACGTATCTTCCGTCATAGCATTTAAGTACATATTTATCCGGCTCAGGCGCTCCACTGTTCATCACAACAAGTTCTCCATTGATCACTTCCTCTGGAACATTCACAACTTTGACATAAGACGGAAGCAAAATCACGCCCTGCTCCTTTTGTTTGAGGATTGTATCGTAGAGTGTATTCATTTCATAGTTCTTGAGCACCACATCACACTGCAAAATCAGCACATTGCTCTCGCTCACATCAATTCCTCCAATTTAAATTTATGATCATAGGCCATTGAAAGAACCCATGTGAGATCCTCTGGCACTCCCCTAGTTCCAAAGGTGCGCGCCTTAGCTATATTTTTGGTAGTAATGACCGGATCTTTACAGAGCGAGTTGGTACCCTTATAGTAGTTTCCATCTGCATCTTTCAAAACATACTTTTTCATCCTACGCTTTCCTCCTTTACTGCAGCCAAAAGCAGCCCATCACAAATATCATTGTTTTCGTCTCGGTAAACAACCACCGGTCGGACTCCGTCACCATCACAGGCAGCATTGAATCCAAAATGTTCATTCATGCAGCGTGCTCTCCAATACTGCTGCATCTTTCGTGCAATTCGCTCATTGTCTTTCGCACGAATTGCTTCGGCCTCCCAGTGGTGTGCCTGACCTTCCCATGTAGCAGCTTCCCGGCGAGCAGCTTCAATTTCCTTCTCGTCATCTTTCATGGCGGTAAAATATAACGCAGTAGCGCTAAAAATAGTCCCAATAATGATACCGCCAACAAATGCAAAAACACCCATTTTACTTAACCTCCATTTTTCCGTATGGGTACGAATCACTAAGTACCCAGCAATCTTCATTTCTAATTTTGTGGATCTCCTGATTTGTGCACGTGCAAAACCATCCGTATTCATAATATCGTTTAGAATTATTCCAGGTCTTGCGCCTTTTCAGAAACAGGCAATCCATACACCGTCTTTCCTGATGATCATGAGCCTTGTATCCCATCACGTAGCCTCACTCAATTTAGTCATCGTAGATCTGAATAAATGGGATCGACACATGCTCATCCCTATCGTAAATGATTACCGGATGGCCAACGTTTTTTACAAGGTCCATCAGGTCGTCAAGACTATGTAACTTGATCCCATAACCGCCGCCATCAAGTTTAATAGCTCCTTCACACGGCTTTACATCATCGGCTCCCAAAGAAGCCCGGTCAATTAAGAATTTCATCTGAATTTCTCCTTTCAGAAATCACCATAGTGACGTTTGAAATCTCGATTTGCATTAAAATCCCGCTTCTCTTCATAGGCCTTGGCAATCCGCAGGTCAATGAAGGATTTAGAAGTGAGATGGTAGTAATATAAATCCTTATAAGGTGTATTCAGTCGGTCAATGCGCCCTTCTGACTGTTTTGAGATTTTGTATGAGTAGTTTCGGGAGTAAAACAGAATCGTGTCAGTTGTGATACAGTTCCATCCTTCTGCCCCCGCAGTGTATTGTACAAGGTACACCCAGGAATCGGTTTGCGGTATAGGGTCATGCCTATGCCCATTCCATTCTGCCACGGCAACACCTTCACCAAAATTCATCCCTTTCAAAATATCAAGCTCATAATCAAAGTTATAGAAGATGATCAATCTCGGATGATCCTCAAACACTTCCAAAACTAGCGTCTGCCTGGAAATATCAGAGTTCGCAATCTTCCTGGCACAGTAATAAAGCTCTGAAGCATTCTCAATCGGTTCGTTCTTCCACGGATTCCAACGGGTTCTGAAAAGCTGCTTCGTCCCTTCTCGGTCAAACTCCGCCATCAGATACTCGTGATGCTGCACGGTATCTCGCTTGAAATCCATCGGCACCAAAATATCATTGCGCAGTCTGCAGAGATGCCCTGTATCCACGAACCGTTCGATTTTCGGAAACGACTTGCAATACTGCGAATAAACAGCGTGTCTACGTAGAAATTCTGTCTTGTTTTTGTAGAATCCATTTGCTACAAAGACTGGAATATAATCACTCCAGGTATCTCCGGGGGTAGCCGACAGCAAAATCCACTCATTCTTACGAGTAATTTTGTAAAACGCCTTTACCCAGCTGCCAGACCCTACTACACGCTGTTCATCAAATATAAAGAACGCACCGTACACTCCAACATACTTTTTGATGTTGTTCCACGAGTCCACCACAACGTTGTGCCTGTAAATATCACAATCCTTATGCGTGGACATAAGAAATGGCCCGAGCTCTTTCTCCCATTCGAGAGTATCGCGCTTTCGGGCCGTTGTGATAATATAAAGATCCTTCGGCGGGTCATCCATAGGTGCATAATCCCCGCCTTTTAAGCTTTCAATATCGCCTCCGTTTCGTAGATAGTAGTATCCAAGAGAAGTAATCGACTTCCCACTTCCAACATCTCCGCAAAGAATGCAGCCCCGCTTCATCTTTTTAATAGCTTCAATCTGGAAGTCATAGAGTTTCATCATGTTATCACCTTAGTAGGATATCAACCAAAGAGCCAAGAGAAAAATAGCCGTTAAAACGGATACTATACCCAGTATAATTAGTGCCGTCACCCATCCGGCCATTTTGGCTATGACGCCAAATAACACAATAAACGGCGCCACCAGAAGAATCCAACCTAAAATATGCAAAAGCGTATCCATGTCGTCACCTCAGTAAAACTGTAATAAAATAGTACGGAAACACAATGATTCCAACAAAGGCAGCAAACAAAAGCCATGCCAACAGAATAATACACAGTGTCGCGGCCAAAGATTCAAGCACACTATCTGTTTCTCCATAAATCTCCACGAATATTGGTGGGATCAAGAGTCCGCTGGCCATAAACCCAATAATAAAAAGCACCATCGAGCATGTGGCCGAGGTAATCCCAATGTCCAGTGATCTCTGCTGCAAATATAAGCACCATAACGCCCAGAAGGTACAGACAATCTCGTAAACTCATAATTTACCTCTTAATAAGAATGCCCCGAGAAACATCATCCCCACCATAGCTAGGGTAAAGAGAGTTCCTCGCCAGTCGGCAATAAACGCTAGAATCAAAATGCCAACAAGTGGCATAAGCAGAAAAATCAATCCCAAAATCTGTAAAAACGTCATTTGCCCGTCAAATCCTCCACAATAGCCACCACAAACATAAGCAGCAAAATCCCACAAACGATTCCGGCCAGGCCCAAAACCATCTTGATAATCAGGGCAATCCCTAAGCTGATTATTGCCTGGATTCCAGAGATGATCATAAGCCCCGCCCCGATCAATGCCATAAGTCCGATCAAAAATAAAACCATCATAATTAGTTCCTCCAAAATATCAATACTCGTCCGGCAGCAAAATCGTAGTAGCACTTCGATCTGCTTCCGTAATTATCCAAATCGTGTCATCGGGATGGTCCATGCGCTTATAGACACTCATCAGCCGCAGCCCATCCACAAGTGCTTCCTCGTTGGCGGCCTTATCTTCATCGCACATATTGCCCCAATCACCGTTGATATGCCGGTTTAAAGAGACAATCATAAACCGCATAAACCCTGCATCCTTGAGCTTTGCATTCACACCCGGAGTAGAATGAACATTACCAGGTTCAAACTTCCTCATTTGTGTCTCCTTTCAAATAGTCAAACATTCGCCTGTAAGTCCAGATTTCAGAATAATACATCGGTGTAAACCAATAATTGGAAAGATCATCGCCATTTCTAATCGGGTCAGAAAGGCTATCTCCGATTTTTACGAACCCCGCAAGCCCCAAAAGGGATAGCTGGATATAACACATGAGCCCTACATTTTGGTCGATATCCTGTGCCACAGCTAAAACATAATTTTGGAAGTTGAGGCCCCGCTTTTCATAAATCTTTCGCAACTCATTGGCCGCAGCAATCAACGTGGCCCCTGCCCCGCACGCTGGATCATTGATAGTTATAGGCCCAGTTTTGGGCATTGAATCTACGTCGCAAGTGATTTTAGCCATAAAGTCGCAAACATGGTACGGCGTGAAGAATTGCCCGTTATGTTCATTACTTAAGTTCAAATTCATGAAAAGTTCGCCGAGGAAATCTTGCTCCTGGTTTTTATCGAGCGCCTCAATAACATAAGCAGCCAGACGAGGGAAAATATCCATTTCGCTCTTTTTGTACTTTTTGACGATAGAAAGATACATTTTTTCTCTCTCGTCCCAATGAATATGCGACTTATCCACTGCATTTGATATCGAACATGCGAACATCGTAATAAAGTCATCCCAAACCGTCCATTTGCTGCGAGTGCGGGCCAGTTCCATGAAATCTTTGATGAACAACTGTGAATAGTCTTTCGTCGCTTCCTTTTTAATAGGTTGCTTCTTTTTCGGAGATTCTTTACTCTGTTTTATGGGCTCATTTCTTTTCTCCGGAGGTGTCCAAGTGCAAGCTGCTGTCAGAACGTCCTTCAGAGTGAACTTCTTCATTTGCGTCTCCTTTCATCGGGGCCGTACCGTAATACGCCGTTTAACCTTCTTAAATCAGGCACCCCAAAATATCAATTAGAACGGGCAGCCATCGGGATTATCGATCTCGGTTTCCACATAGTCCGCATACTTATCGGCAAATGGATCGTCCTCGATCTTTGCATACATCGAGTCAAGGTAAGCCGAGATACCCCTCTTACCATTGACCTCCCACATATACGGGCTGATGACAACACCACACTCTTCAATCTTAGCAAAGTCGAGACTCGAAATCGTGTTCTCATTGAGGAAGACCTGCTTATGATTCGAAAGCAGACGAACCTTCGGAGCACGGGCCTTAAAGCTGACCTTCACCTTAATATAATGAGTTGGTTCCTCATCCGGGTCTTTGGAGATCAGCGGACGCACATTCCAGCCAGCATCGGCCAGATCTTCAGCGGCATTGGGATCGTCGATAACCACAGCAAAATTGCGGTCGCCCTCACGATTGTAGTTATCGCCTTTGCCGGAAAAGTTCTTGAAGATCAGACGTGCATTGTCGATCACCAGTTTATTCATACGTTCAGTCATTGCAGTTTCCTCCTTTTCAAATATCATTGTCGCAGTCACCGGCAGGCTCTTTTACCGAGGGCCATTCCTCCGGCACAATTCTGCGACGAAACTCGTTTTTGTTGATAGGGCTCGACCCCAGGTTGTTTTTAAAGATCTTCGCCAGGGCATTCCATTTGTCGTTTTGCTCGCCAAGAATCGTCACGAGCTGCCAGTTCGACTTGATTTTTCTCAGATCGATCAGCTCGTTCGTCTCCTTGACAAACTCCTTACGGATCAGTGCCCCAACTTCTCTGTCCGTAAAGCCGTAATACTCTCGATGCTTGTAGGTGTCGAGGTACTTCTTAAAATAGTCTTTTGCTTTCAGAAAATATCACTCCTTTAGTTAGGCGTCCGCCTGGTTTGAACAAAGCTCTTTGCAAGCTCTTGGATCAAAGAATGCGTAAGTGCTTTTTCAAGGTCATTAGCCGGATTATCCGCCCATGCAAATTTAATATGAAGAAGCTCATGAACTAACACTACTTCATAGTCAAAAGGCGCAAGTGTATCCGTGGCTCCAATATCCAGCTCGTCCATAATTTGTATCATGGCCGATTGAATTTCACGATTATAGGTACATGTCCCATAAGTATCTTCGAGTACCATGTTGGATTTCCGTACTGCCCAATCAAAAACAATATTCCAATTTTCAATCCCAAGAATACGGAGCCAATAGTTAAAAAGATCTTCTGCTTTTTCTTTAGTCAAAATACCACTCCATTCAAAAGCAAAAGGCTAAGACCCCATGTTCCCACAGGGCCGTAGCCTTTTGAAGTTAATCCTTAATCCTGATTCTCGTACTTTTCTGCGACTTCCTCTATGTCCTCCTCGGTCATTCCGCCAACGACGCAAAGTCCGAAGTTCACAATGTTGAATCCCAGCTTCTCAAGGCATCGCAAGTTTTCATATTTATCCTCGCGACCTTCGTCGAATGCTGGCTGCCACATATGTGCCCCCGGAAATGCAATCGCGCATCCAATGACCCTACGGATTCTTTGAATAATAGTCATAATGCAAACCTCCAAATAAATTTAGAATTTTCTCCATATGAGGGCCTGCAAAATTCGCGTTAGAACGGCACATCATCATAAATCGGCGCTCCATGCTCATCATAGCTGCACCCAATGTACGGCTCATCCGAGACAAACCACTCGAAGTCACCAAACTCGGAAATATCATGCACCGCCGTATCGCACATTTTCTGATAATACGATTTATCGATGCAATCCTCTTTCTCGAGTTTCTTGACCATCTCCGCTTCCATCCAGCGATAGCCTTTAGAGCCTGTAGCAGCTGAGTATTTCTTCCCGCCGGTCTTCTTATCGTCAGACTCACGTACCAGAATACCGCCACCACAGCCGGGCTTCACAGGGCAGAACAAACCAACCTTACCAACGAATTTGTAGTCGTGCTGATCCTCCGGCATTCCTTCGTTCATATCCAAATATAAAGCCGAAGTCACCTGCTTGGTCTCGCACATGTCCTCAAACTTGATAGGCTCTTTGCTGAACAGTGATTTGAATACATACGGAATCTGGAACTGTGTACCAGTAGCCGTCCATTCATTGGCATGTTTTCCACCCTTATTGACGATACCCTGCTCATTGTATTTGGCAATGTACACGGCATCATTTACAAGACAGATACGGTCATAAGTGGCCTCATGCTCAAAGACATACCCATATTCCCGGCCGTACTTGTCGATGAAGTCGAGAATATCATCCGTGACATCGGGCACTTTGATGGAATCGGTCTTGATGTGCGCTACGATAAAGCCTTTATTCTGGACTTCTCGTTTCAGCGTTTCCATAAAGAGAGCCCCGCGCTTCGCAACAATATTGTCGTTATTACGCGGATCTCTGAAGGCGTTACTGAATTTGGCCGAAGTCAGTCCATACACCGAGTTGATTGCAATTTTCAGTGCAAACGCCAGATCGTCCCAATCATACTCGGCCTTGCCAGCAGCAATCGCTTCAGCAAACGGCACCAATTTACCGTCCAGAATACCCCTGAGAGCCTCTACATCGTGATGTTTGATGTACATACGAGCAGCTTTCAGGTCGGCAAAATTCTTCGTATAAGGTCCGAAATGCCGTTCCGCAATGAGACTGGATGGATGCATCGAGCCAATATCATCAAGTCCCGCGTGCCCATACATACCCGGCTTCGAGTATACATAACCACCTTCACCGATTAGCTCTATAAAGACAACGGGTTCTTCATTTGCTTTTTTGGCTCGCTCATCCTCTGCCTTCTGCCGGTCCAAAAGCTCATACAAATACTCAGGATTTGCTCGGCACCGGTCGGCATCCAAAATATCAGTGCACCAGTACGATTTTGCCCCAGTCCAGACATAATTCGGAAAGAACGGCAGAATACTCCAACCCACCGGCAATTCCTCGCCGGGCACATAACTGCGGTACTGCGGTTCTCCTTTCTCATTCCAGACACGGAAATCATAGTCGGCACCCAGTTTCTCGCGCAGCTCTTCGTATTTGGTATAAGGCACCGGTTTCCACAGCTCGCGATAATTGAACTGCCACTGCGGATTTTTCTCTCCACCAAATATAATTCTGGTGGTGTGCTGGTTGGTCGTATCATTGACCGTCAGGCCCGACAAACTCGCCAGGATCTGCCGTGCCACCCAGTCAGCCTTACGGGCATTAAAGACAGCCTCTGTTGCAATAACATCGTTATCACAATATTCGGCCACCTTGCCCCAAAGTTCTTCCGGTACCGGCTTATCCCAAGGCAGGCCCAATTCCTGGTGATGGATGCCAAGCTCGATCTCGAATTTCTTGAGACTCTGCTTTTTATTCGAGAAGTCGTAAATATCAGTGTAGGAGATATTGTACGCCTCCCCAAAGAAGGCATTCTTATCACCGGCAATGATGCGTTGCGAGAGATCGTACAACTGCTCGTTAGAATATCCAAGCATTCGGGCATAGATCATGTGATTATCGTACTTGCGGCAGTTAAAGCCAATCAGACGATACTTCATCAAATTTTCCATGTCCTGTGCAGTAGGGTTCACCATGCGGCCAACGGTCTTTCCCTCGCCTGCAACCTTCCAGTTGACTAAGAAGAGATTCGGGAATACCTCGCAGTCATAGAACGCGATAGGCACCTCATCATTGACGACCGGAGCAGAAGCCTCATCGCTGCAGAAGTGCAGTTTGGGCACCAGGTTCATGCAATACTCTGACTGGTGCGTCGAGTTCATGGCAAACACCAAAATATCATTGTACATGTCCCGCACATCATACTTAACGCCTGCATTGTAGGCATCGTCCAGCGTTTTCTTGATGAAATCCATCGAGCAGCGCGTATTGTCGTGATACTCTTTATTTAAATTCCTACGAATGATCGTTCGAATGGCTTTCTCATTTTTCACAGCTTCAAAATTAACCACTTTGCTTTCTCCTTTCAAGGGTAGTCCCGAGCTGATCGTCGCAATTGGGAGGTCATTGCAAAGGGTCAATTTTCTTCTCAGGCTGCTTTTGCCGGTAAAGACCTTCACTTCGATGTCTTCCTCATAAATTCTCATGAGTTTTGTAACATCGCCGGAATATAAATAGTGCAGATGAATGCCTTTTCCGGACTTGGAAAGTTCTGCGTACGTCTTGGGCCACTTTGCAGCAGCCTCCAGATTGCGCTCAAACGACTTAAATCCGTCTCCTCCTTTCAAGTCAAAATCAATTACGATATGGTTTTCAGGTACTTTGACATAGTGGACTTTGTGGGTATCAAGGTCTTTGAGCTTCGTTTTAACTCCGTCCCACTTCCACTTAGGGGTCTCATCCTCTTTGGCATACTGGGCTGGACAATCAGCACAAATATCATCAAAGGCTGAGTGCTGCTCTTTGAACTCAATGGCAGGATGCGGTTCCTCTTTGGGTTCTTCAACCGGCTTTTTCTCACCGCTGCCATCAAATTTATTGAGATCAAACCCTTCGTACCATCCACGAATCGTATTGCCATCGGGATCTACATGCTTTTCCTCGAAGACAGTAAAGTAAGCCTTCAGTTCCTCTTTAAAGAGTCGCTTGTTGTAGGGGTAGGTCACTTTAGCATCGTCGCAGTAGTTTTTGTACATCTCATAGGCAATTTTCAGAGTCGTGGAGTTTTCTTTCGAGAAGATTAAGTACGAATCCGATACGAAGTTATAGAAGTCATTGGAAGCCCCCATCATATTCGTCGGCACATAGTCATCGTAATAATCAGGGTCCTCTTCGTAGACTTCCTTGCAGTGCCAAGCGATTCCTCCAAGCTCAAACGGGATCTGCTTCATGGCATGGCGGTATTCTTTACCGGAAAGTTTATCTCCAGTGGGCTCTACATCAATAAGTCGGCGCAGGATACCGGACCTTGCATCCGAGATCTTTACAGGCTTATTCGTACCCATAAAGAGGAACGCTTTAAACCGATTGGCATAGGCAGAGCGGAACTTTTCGTTTACGGTCATCAACTCGTGAGAGACAAGACTGTTCAGGCGAGTGTTATCCTCGATCCGAGACAAATCACCATCGTGCTGAATGGCAACCAGAGGATTTGTCTTAAAGGACTCAAGCGCGAACGAGTTTGACGGATTGCCCAGCGCCTTGGCATCGAAGACCGAGTAATATCCATCAAAAAGTTGCTGGATAATGTTGAGCACAGTCGATTTACCGCTGCCCGGTGGACCATACAGAACCATAAACTTCTGCAAATCCTTCGAGTCACCGGTAATGATCGATCCAATTGCCCACTCGATCTTGTGTCGCTCCGCCGGAGAATATAATACACTCATGAGCTTATCCCACCCAGGCGTATTCCCTTCTTCCAGCGGATAGTTCAGACGCTTTGAGGCATAATCCGTCTTTTTCAGTTCCTGATTGGAAAATATCAATTTTTCGTCCAGCATGTGGAAGTTGTCTCGGCATTGCCGCTGGCAGAATTTGTGCCATTGGTCGATCATGCCGGATTCTGCATCCCACATGTACAGCGTTTTTACGACATTTCCTTTATCCCGAATTTCCTGGCTCACCCTGCTTAGTTCCTGATCCACAAGGTACGTCAGGTCCATCTCATCCGTACTCCACAGCCCTCGATCTTCGAGCCAAATCGCGTAAAAGTCTCCGCCCCGAATCATCAAATCTTCAGAACGGCGCTTGAGAACAAACTTTGGGTATATTTCGGTATACCCCTTTTTGTTCACTCGGCCGATTTCGAGAAAGTCAACCATTACATTTCTTCGTCCTTATCGTTATGTTTAGATTCTTCTTTCAACTGTTTTTCCAGGCGCTCACGAAGATCACTCTCCAGCAACAGAAGGCGGCGATCAGTAAGGTTGTTCATTCGAATATTGGAAATCCAACAAATGCCCAAAGCAACCGCAATCCAAGCATACTGAAACTTAAGTCCCGCAATTTCACTTGCGAGGATTTTATTGGAGTGGATTACATACTTCGTGAGATCATCCACGGTGGAAATAACGAAAGTTTTAGTGATTTTCATTTCAAGTTCTCCTTTCAAACTGTAAAACTACACAATTGATCGATGATTCTTCTAGAAATTCTGCATCATCAGGTAGACCCATAATTGTATAGGCATGATCGTGATAGGATGCTTCCTCCGGCAGTCCAGAAAGCAGAGAAAGAATATGGCGTACTGCTTTTTCGTCTTCCATGGTTTCTCCTTTCAAATATCAATCGTTCTCATTGAGATACCAGTTCAGCTGTGTCCAGATTTCCACCCGGCGCATGTCCATAGGCGGCTTTCGGACAAAGAAAAGACCGCCATCTCCTTGATAGGAATACTGGCGGTCCAAAAAATGCTGGATGTGCTCTTCGACATAGAGCTCATCAAAATCGTCATCACTCATACATTCGAGGCCGAGATTCGAGATCATAGCCCAGAACCAAACGCCGGTGCGATTACCCGCCTCCGGGTCGTCCATGATGCTTTCTTCGCATCGCTGGGCCAATGCAATCATCATCTCAAGTACACTGCAGGGATGATCGTCCAAATATCTTGCGATAACATAGTCTCTGACATGTTTCTCATAGCCGAAACGGTATCGCAAATCAATGCCGTCTGCCTCTCGGTTGGAATCCAGCGGGATCGAGTAGCGGAAGTCAATTCGGTTCAGCGTGTTCAGTAGATTACGATACTGACGCCCGCCGTCTTTAAAATCTTTCGCTACAAGACCACACATCCAGTCGAAATAGGCGGCGTCAGTCTCGTTTTTCGTCATAAGTTCAGTTTACCTCCGGACGGTAAGGCAGTTCTCCGGCAACATCCTCGTATTTGCGCAGATCACGAGTAATCTCGTAGTAGCATTTGAGAATATCATTCTGTACATACACGATATCCGCCTCGTATTCTCCAAAGTGATTTAGGCTGCCGAATCCGATCGTCTCCTCGACATCCCGAATGACCTCATCGTTCTCATCTGCCAGCACGTGGTCGGCATAATAGGTCAGAGTGATTCGGTCGTAGTGGTTATTCTCGCCAAATTCCTCCGGCGTAATCACATGGGGATTTCCTTCTTCCTCCTCGTGATTGGCTTTGTACTTGTCCCGTGCCATCTGGCGATAAGTTTTAAGATCTTCAGCCTTCTTCTGAGCCTCGGTCTTGGGCTGTTCCTTCTTGACAGGCTCGGCAGCTTCTTCCTTTGGCTTGGACTCATACTTTTCTTTGTAATAGGCCTTCATCTCGGAAATATCATCCGAGGCCTGCTTGGCAAACTTGTCCTTGGCATACACCCAGGTAGCCACCGCAGCAATAGCGGCAGCGCCGGCCATGATGCCAAAATATAAAACCTTATTCATCATCGTCCTCCTTGATGCTCATCACAGTAACAGCCAACCCGGCAAATAGGGTTGACATACTGATAAGGATTCCGCCAACAATATGGCGCTTGCGTTTTGAGTTGAGAATATAATCGAGGGTGGTCAGCAGATTGTCGAGATAGTCCATTTACTTCCCCTTTCCGCCGGAAAGGACCGCAATACCTCCGGCAAAGCAAACACCGGCGATTGTAGCAAAAGTATAACCAAGAATGTCACGCATACTGATTCCTCCTCAAAATATCATGTTAGATCAGGTCCAGAATGTTGCCCTGCACATTGAAGTCCAGCCAAACACTGGGCTCGTCACCATTCATAAAGTCCTGGACCCACTCGTTTTCTTCATTCAGACCAAAGTCAACAAAGTTATCGCCTTCATCACCCTTGAAAACCCAGCCAACGATCTGACCTTCTTTGCAGCGAGGAATACCAAGAGAGTCAAGTACATCATTCAGGAACAGATAACCCTGGCTGCGCAACTTGTCATTGGCAAACTGCTGACGAGACTTTAAGAACATCAGGCTGTAATCAGGATTCTTTTCCCAATTAGGGTTACATTCATCGAACAGCTTGGCATACGGGCTGCCCAGGGGATTTGTGACCTTTACAGTCTTAGAAACCTGCTTCTCGTTACCCATATCATCGGTCACAGTCTCCTGCACAACCTCTTCATGGGTGCCCATACGCAGCTGATTGTCAACTTCTTTGCCATATTTCTCGATGACACGGCCGCGATACTCCTCAAAGGATTTAGAGACCGTGCTGAATGCAGCAGCCAGAGCTACATTACGCTTACGCAGGATGTTGTTGGAAGCGAGAATTGCCGCCACGGACAGACCGCCTACGACCAGGCTCGGACCATACAGCTTGGCGAGCTTTACACCAGTCTGCACATAAGTGATGAAGAGATCCTTCTGTGCATCCTCGTGAGAATAATCGGAGCCCATCGGAGGATTCGCCTCAACTTGATGAATGCTGGCAACATCTTCGGAGGTCTTATCCAGGATCTCAGACACCTTAGTGGTAGCTTTGCAGGCCATGACCGCACTCGCTACACCGCCGGCAATACCAGCGATCAGCAGCAGTTCCGGGCTGTGCTTAGAAATCTTTAGCTTAGCCACAGACAAATTGCGGCAAGCAACGGACATAATGTTAGAAAGTTTCATAATCAGTTCTCCTTTTCATTGTTACGAGCTTTTTCCAGCTCCATAATTGTAAGAATGCAGTAATTTGCCATATCGAGTAGCGTATCGTCGATTGATTCATCGACCAAAGGTTTAGTGCCGAGGCCGATATTCATAAGTCGATGATACTTGTGAGAAATTTGCGTAAGAGCGGTAATGATGCCCTTGTCGCCGAACTGGTCCCAAGTTTCATGAAAACTATTACCGTAATCATGATTTTTCTTCAGGAAAGTTTCCCTCATTTTTTCAGTAATATCCCTGAACCGAAGTTCGTCATCTGTAAATTTATGGCCGGAATAATCGAATGGGGACATAAATGGAGACATATTTCTCTGCTGTTCTCTATTCTCTCTGATTGCTTCATCGAGTTCTCTGCTTTTTTTGCTCGATTCCTCGAGTAGAGTTCGAAACCATTGTTCTGTTTCCAAAAATATCATTCCTTTCAAATAGGTTTGGCTTTTGGCAGCTTCAGGGTATAGCCCTCTCGTACTCGGACAACACTTGAATCCGCCAGGTTATCCCAGCCATAACGGTTTACCATGTAGTTCGTGGTCGTGATGCCTGCTGAATCATAAAGGTCACCAACCGTCACAATATTGTACTGGTCCAAAATATCAATCAGATTGTCCAGCACCTGCTCGCCCTGAATACGACTGTCAAAGATAATGTCATCGTAATCAAAGGCATTCCGGGGGCGGCCAGTATCCTTTCGAGGCTCCGGACGATTGCCGCCAGAATAATAGCCTGAATACGAGATTCTGGAACTACTCGAATAACTCGGCCTTCTGGACTCACCATATAGGAACGTATCCACCGTATCATGGATAATATCCTTGATAGCTGGCACGATTCTCTCCCAGAAGATATACTCTTTTACACTCGTGACATCTTCAGGCAGGAAAATATCAGCCAGCTTCCGGGCATTGGTCTTCTTCTTGGTCTTGGCTGTGCCCTCAATCACCTTTTGTGTCTTGGGCTTTTCTTTCACCTGTCCATTTTTAAATGCATGGCTGTTATTGGGCATATCGTATTCTGCCATCAGCTAACTCCTTTCAGAAAATCCATTTCGGACATAAAATGACCCTCGAGAATCACTTTCGTCTCCCGAGGGTAGTTATTCTGTTTCTTCCACTGGTAATTCAGGTTCGACTTCGCCTTTGCCATACTCGGCGCAAAGGTCTCCCCTTTCCAGTCCCGGTCAAGCATAGTCCCAAACTGGTCCACAACATGACCTTTGAAAATATAACGCATCACATAAATCACTCCAGTTTAATCGGGTCAGGAAGAGAAATAGACCATCCAGAACGGACATTGACAACATAAGCATCGTCAATGTCATTCCATCCATAACGAGTATCAGAATCGCAGGGGTCTTTGAGTCCGGTCTCGTCATAGAAATCCGCGACCGTGACTGTTCCATACTGGTCCAGAATATCAGCAAGACGATGAAGAACATTTGCAGCCTCTTTCTGACTGCCAAAGCTAACCTGGTTGACGCCAAAGTCACAAGTTTCCCGACACTTAGAGTGGTAATCCGCATAGGAAACCTTATTATGATACTTCGGCAAAATAGAAGAGTAGTAATCCTCATAGGAAATTTTGTTACGTTTCTTCGGCCGCCCAAACACCATATTCACTATAGCCTTGGCCCCATGCTCGCTGAACTCACTAGAAGCAGCCTTTACTCCGGCATCTACAGAACTACGCACAGCCGTGTACAAAACATCATTCTTCTTGAGTTCCTTATACATTTTCCAGCCAGCAAACCCAGCCAACGCACCGGCACCAACAACCGCACCAGACACGAACACAAACAAATTCTTACCGAAACTCATAATTTAGTCCTCCTCAAAATGTGAAGCTTTAATAATGCCGCCGTGCTTTTGAATCAATTCTTCAGCAAGATCGATTGGAACAAATCCGTAAACAGTATCGGTAGGCATTCCAGGATCTTCGGCATATTCAAGAATTGCATCGTCAGGCTCGTTAGGAAAATCAAGTTCTACTTCAGTATATTCGCTTGCACCGTCGACTCTAGGATTTGAATAATGATACGCGGAAGCTTGGATTGAAATTTCATAGCCATCATTGCATAGTGCCCAGGGCCTAATTTTAGTGTTCGTCATGTTCCACGAAACCTTAAGCCATTCTTGTACAGTCATTGCTTTTTTCTCCTTTCAAAGCAAAAACAAAAAGCTAAGACCCTGTGTTTCCACAGAGCCTTAGCTCGAACAATTCCTTAAATTTCTTAAGGTCTTTCACAGATTACTCTTCAGATTCGTCCTCATCGACTTCCTCTGCTTCGGCCTCCACTGCCTCACCCTTGGAATGACCGAACTTGGCTTTCAGACTTGCGATGCCGTTGCTCACATGCGGGATGACATGCTTCTTTGCGAAGGTCACACCTCCGTAAATAGCCGCCACACCGCCAGCGATCAACAACGCTGCAGGCATAAAGCTGCTCGATTCTTCCTCATTGGTTTCGGTTTCAGTGATGGGTTCCTCCACATCGGTCATAGCCTCAGTAGTCTCGTTCATCATAATTTCCTCGTTTTCCATGATAAAGTCTCCTTTAATAAAATATAATTTTTGGAATCTTGTTCCATATAAGGACTTGCAAATTTCGCGTGAGATTAAAACGCATCGTAATTGTAGATAGGGCCGTACTTAAAGGCCACAACCATGCAAGGAGTCTGAGCCTCATCTTTGGTCAGCTGTGCACTCAGATCCAACTGTACAGTCGAATGATGGTCATTGATACTCCAGCCAAGGTCATCTCCAAGCATCCCATCCGGCAGGCCAATCAAATCGTAATATTGGTTGAGCGAAACATAACCATCCTGAACCAGCTCCATATTGAGTTCATTGAGAGCACTCTTGAGCTTTTCAATACTCGACTTAAAATATCTTCCACAGATCGCGTCATAGCAGAGGGTATCACCATTGCCAGTCTCAAGCACAGTCGAGGTATTTACAGGATTCTTGGTAATTTTCTCCTCGGCCACAGCATTGCGGATCTTTTCTTCCTTCTTCTCACCAACTTCCTCAAGTGTCTTCTCTCTATACTCCCTGAAATTGGTCTCAGAAAGCGCATAAGCCGCTGCCAGTGCTGCATTCTTCCGCAGATTCATCGAGTTAGCCCCGATCAGGCAGGCAGCACCCAACACACCGGTAATAAACGCCGGAGCATAACAGCGCCAGCAAGTCTGCACGATTTCGAGTTTGGTCAACGGCACCCAATTCTGGAATCCATCAACAAAGGCGCCTTCCTTTTCATCGTAGTAATGCAACTTTTGATTTTTAAACGTCCCGGCCTTCTTGTTTTTCTCAACTTCGGCCTTTTCTTTCAAAGCCAAAGCCTTCGGGGTAGCCTTGACCGCCCAATAGGTAGAGCTTGCCATCGCCGTAATGCCGGTCATAGTCAGAATCGTAGGCGCGTTTTTGGCCATTCTGACCTTACAGGCATGGACAAACGGCTTTACATTGATTCGCGGATACTTGATTTTCATTGGAGTTCTCCTTTCATAAATATAAACCTGCTACTTCCTCAACCATGGCTCTACCAACACTAAATACAAGATCCGGTGGTGGATATTGCCATGCTTTGATTTCATTCTTCTCATCGTACATCTCGCAGCACTCTGCTATGCCGGTATCGAAGATCCAGTACAGTTCTTCCAAAATATCAGTCATAGATTTGTGCTCGTTCACCTTCTGGGCCATGTACTCACGGATTTGATTCAAGGCCCATCGGCAGGTGCTCTGATACTGAAATTCGTATTCCGGCCAATCCTTACTCGGCAGGAAGTAATGTTCGTTTTCAAATTTGTCCAAGACCTCGAAATCCTGAGTTCTCGGCATCTTATTTCTCCTTTCCAGAAAAAACAAAACCAAAAGGGGCTTTTACACCCCTCTGGCTACAAGGTCATCAATTGCACCACACATGCACCACATGAATACACTCACTACGATAAGAGAGATTACGCTCCAAAATATAATTTTCTGGATACCGCCCTTCCTCTCAAAGTAGCTTTCTGCACATTCTAATAAGTAATAAAGTGTGATCATTTTTATACACCTCCATATAAGGATGTGCAATTTTAGCGCATAAAAGAAAAGACCCCGTGTTTCCACGGAGCCGTTTCTCGATCAGATGAAGACCTTAGTCCTCTTTCTTAGACTTTTCATCAGTCTCTTCTTTCCATTCTTTCATGGTTGCCCATTGACCAATTGCCGAGCCAACGCCAACTACGATAATAGAAACAAGACTAATGACCTTAGTCATAGTGAATTTAGGCATCATTTGTCTTCCCTCCTTTCCATATTAGCCGGTGAAATTTCTGCGAAGTTGTATTTGCAGACTCTCGTATCTTTGCATTCCTTGCGGTACTTCAAGCACTCATACCCTTCGCGGTACATAGTTTTGCCTTCAAACATCCAGGCATAGGTAACTCTCATGGCGCATGGGCACATTTAAAACATCTCCTTGTATTTTATTTTTGGCATAACTTTGTAATCCATAACCACCAAAGGACGGCCGTTATCATCCAGCTGGGCTGAGAACCACAGATCGATCAGGTTAGAAGCATCAAACCCTAATGAATCGCCAGGTTTGATTTCATCCAGGCCGATTTCCATATAGAACTCATTCAGGCTCTTCCAATCGCCGCTGACCGCCATATCGCAGTTAAGATCACCGGCAATCTGCTTGATCTTACCAATATTGCACGGCCATTTTCGTCCGCTAAAGGTATCGTAGACCCACACATTGCCGTCACCAAGCGCCGCAGACTCGTCCATCTGAATTTTCTCCATACGGTCCTTTGCCACGGCATTTTTGATCGTTTCATTTTTCTCCGGTCCGACTTGCTCAACAACCTTCTGTTCGTACTCCTTGAGTGCCGTAGAACTTACAGAATATAAAGAGGAAAGCGCGGCATTACGCTGGAGGTTGATCTTATTGGCCCCAATCGCGCAGGCCACAGTCAATGCGGCCATACTCACAGTCGGCACATAGCACTTCCAGCAAACCTTTACGACATCAGCAGGCTTTAAATGGTCGTCCAACCCTTCTTTACAACGACGTACTTTTTCTTCTTCAATGAGCGGAAGTGCCTTGGTGGTAGCTCGTACAGCCATTCCAACGCTCGTGAGCACTCCTGCTGCAACCAGTCCCGTAAGAATAGTAGGTGAACAATCTTCCACAAACTTAAGTCCATTCCTTGCCATCTCCTTCACAATTTTTCGGTTGAGTTTCAGATTCATTTTAGGTTCTCCTTTCAAATATAAAAACAAAAAGAAATAGACCAAGGTTCGAGCTTGGTTCTCCCGAAATACCGGGCGCTTTACTCATAAGCTATCCATTTCCATATAAGGACTTGCAAAATTCGCGAAGGTAAAAGAAAAAGCTAAGACCCTGTGTTTCCACAGAGCCTTAGCTCGGATACCTCCTTTCAATCCTCGTAGGTCTCTACGTCAGGTTCTTTCTTGAACTTTGCCTTGATCTTCTCAGGGATACCATATACACTCAGCAGGAATGGTCCTACGATGGCACCATAAATGCCAACGCAGATACCAACCAGTTTCATGTAATCGCCCCAAGTAATGGGCTTGTTCCAGATTTTCTTAAACATAGTAAATACCTCCAAATTTTAAATTGGTTTTCTCCATATAAGAGAATGCAAAATTCGCGTAGCAAAAAGAAAGACCCTATGTTTCCATAGGGCCGTTTCTGGTCAATCCTTCTTTTCGGTCTTTTTCTTCCACGGTGTAAATGTCTTACACATGACCATGTACTTCAGGTCAGTAACCCCATCGGGCGTCGTATAAATCCGAAGTTTTGCCGCGTGAGACCAATTATCCAAAGGATCAGTGATAAGTTCGACATGAGCAATGTCTACAATACCTTTGACCCGGATGATTTCCTCGACATCAACCTCATAATTTCGATTGTCCGCAGTAATAGTAACCTGATTTTTAGTCTTGTCAAATACATACCGCATAGTAAAATACCTCCAGTAATTTATTGGATTTTCTCCATATTACCAAATGATTTTTTCGCGAAGATAAAAATAAAAGGCAAAAGCCCATGTTTCCATAGGCCGTGCCTTTGGTTCAATCACCGTGTCTTCCAAAAATGCAATCCACGATTCGTCCGATCATGCCTAGTACAAACTTAGCTCCGTTGACGAATGCAGCGCCAACTACCAGTAAGCCCAGAGCGAAAATCAACAAAATTACGTAAAATTCCATTTCAGAATCCTCCTTTAGTTTAATTTGTTCCATATAAGGAGGTGCATTTTTCGCGCAAAAAAGAAAAGACCCCGTGTTTCCACAGAGCCGTTTCTTTCAGAGCGCTTTCAGCATGAAGGCAATTACTACAATTGCACAAGCCGTAACTGCAATTACATACGCAATATTTTTTGCATACTCTTCGTCTTTCATATTGCGTAGAAATTCCAGTATCACCTCTTTCATTGAGCCGCCTCCTTTCAAAAGTTGTCCATATTATACCATGAAAAATATGCGATGGCAAAAATAAAAGGGTCTATGTTTCCATAAACCCTAATATTGATCAGAAAGCAGTTACAGTAGCATTTCTAAAGCTCATTTTTGCAGTAAGTTTAATTGCCTCAATAATGGTTGCCTTTACAATGTAGACAGTCTGTCCATCCAAGCCTTCGTAGGCTCTCGGACTATAGTCCTGCAAAGTGTTCATATCAATATTATTGCCATAAACCGCATAAAGTTTTTTCATAGTAATTCCTCCTATTATGTGCTTTCCTTTCATAATAGGATTTGTGAATTACGCGCACCTACAATGTTTTTCTGTCAATAACAGTCTCCCAGCGCTCTCTTTTCAGTGGTTTGAGCCGTAATCGCCACATTACCTGACGTATTGTAACCGTTGGGTAAAGCCCCTCGGAGCCTTCAGCAGCATAAGAATTAAAGAACTCCCTGAATCCTGGACTTAGATACAAAATATCATTGAGCCATGGGTCGATCTCAGTCCAGTAGGTCGATTTGGTATCCGCATCAAATCGTTGCTGTACTATTGCTATCCCCTTATTACCAATTTGATATAAAGTACATCTATTATATAAGGGATGGTCACACTCATAGGTTCGGCCAAACATATGAGTTGTAATTTCTGGTTTCTCAATAAAATATCTCATAGGCAAAATAAAAGACCCCCTGCCGGTTTGGCGAGGAGGTCTGCGGAATCAGCCAAACCGTACGACCATTCGATCGCTGCTGGCTTCATAATAAAGACTTAGTTCTGTTCCTTCATCATTCACAATTGTAACATTGTCTCCACCATCGAAATCGACTTTAGAAAATCCAGCCTCTTTGCATTTATCGACATACGTTTCAAAATCGCTAAGGGAAACGTTATATACATAAACGAAGCCATAGTTTTCATCGTCGGAACTTACCAGTGTTGGGAACCCTTCGGGCTGAGGGATGGACAAGCCAATATCACTCGTCATCCACTCGTAGGCATTTTTGTACGGAGATACCGAGGTAAATGTCTGGGAATAAAAATCGTAGGTTGTCTGGTAATATTTCTCACCATCAAGGAATATTAGTTTTACCTGCCCATAATCAGCAAGGGTGCAATATGTTTCGTCTGTGAAGCAATCAAGAAAAAATGTAAAAGGACTTGGTTTGGAGCTTTCACCGATGTCCGTATAGCATTCGGTATTTGACTGAAAATATGCCCAATCCATTTGATCATCGTCAATTTCATGTTCTTCCTGGAGCTTTGATAGCAGTTCGTTATCTTCATCTGTTAAGTCGTCTTTAAGCTCGAAATAAAACTGGGCACTCAAAATCGGATGATTTGTATTGTTTGTGTAAGTCAGCATCAAACTTTTTTCGCCATAATCGGTAATACCACGAGAAATCTCGTAATCGATAGAGCCTTCCATTTCTGCCGAGTGCGTTTCTTTAGCATCATCTGTGTCTTTGGTATCTGTAAAAGCCGATCCCGGAGTTGTCGGCGAGGAGGATTTAGAGCTCGCAGCCGCACTCTGACTTCCGCCGCATCCGGCCAATCCAAATGCCATAACTGCAGCCAGTCCAATAGCCATTAACTTTTTCATAGTTTTCTCCTTTCTAATTGCAGGGATTTATTGCATTTTACCACACCCACCAATAAAAATAAAGAGCCCATGTTTCCATAAGCTCTTTTTCGAACCTCATTTCTTCAAGAATTTCGTACAACTGCGGATCGTGTCCTTAACGAACTGTGAGCCGATCGTACCGGTTTCCTCGAACTTAAGTCCACCTACGATGAGAATGCCATACATGCCTACCTGGCCCACGAATTTTGCCACGTCCACCGCTGTATTCACAATAAGAGCGATTCTCTTTTCGTGAAGATCGGCCTGCGCCTGGAACATCTGATCCTGATGTTCAGATGTCTTTTGGCGGGCTTCAACCTCATTTTTCGTTTCATCGATCCTGAGCTTGTACAGCGTGTCCAGCTCCTTCACGGCCTGAGCACGTTCCTCTCCTTTCAGCGTCTCCAAATTTCCGAGGGTCTCCTCGATACGTTTGTTCAACATTTCGCTGTTTTGATCTGCCATTTTAATAATCTCCTTTCAAAGTAATAAATGGTTCCATAATAGCCCCAGTTATTTTCGCGGAATAAAATCCTCGTGCTTTACTTTTAAAATTACAACGTCCATTTCCGCGAAATCCCGAAATCCAGGATCTACCTCCATAAAAACCAAAGGACCGTCCTCATCCGAACGATCCACTCGCAGGCTGCCGATTGTGTTGTCATGCAGGAATTTTTCCTTGATATAGGATCCTCCGGCAGCAAAGCCCACACAATAAATAATCAGCCCAATCAGGATATAAAACCAATCCATGTAAATTCTCCTTTAAACCGTTTTCTCAAATTTTCATCCCGGGGAATTTTACGATATGAAAATACCACTTCCTTTCGTAACCTGCGTCCTGGAAAATATAAAAGAAAAGACCCCGTGTTTCCACGGAGCCTACTCCCTTCAAGATACTTTACTCAGATACACAAATTCGCCTCTTTTAAACGACTTGATTGGGTATCCGGATCTTCTGATAGCTACACTGATGCAGGATGCTGCCACAGTAGAAGATTTATACCCATCAACGTCCAGCCTCACGACTTTTGCGTCCATAGCCATAAACTCCTTGAGCACCCCCTGCAAATTGCAATAGTGACCAGTCTTTCCAGGTACTTCCTTAACAGGTGTCATTTTCATAAATGGTTCCTCCTTAAAAATATCAGAGTATTTTGTACTCTTTTCATATAAGGACCTGAGATTTTCGCGGATGTAAAAAGAAAGAGGGTGTGTTTCAACCCTCTGATTTAGAGTTTACAATATTTGCACCTGCGTAAGTAATTTCATTCCAATTAGTTTGGATTCCGCCATCGATACTTAAATGGGGCTTACCGTCTAAAGTTTTTACCCAAATTCTATTATCGATTATCCAATCAACATAGCATCGGATACCTTCATTTCCTCGGCACCTGCCATTAAGTTCTACGACATCTCCAATTTTAAGATTTTTAAATTGCTTTTTAGTCATGCAATATCACCTCCATAATACCCCATGCAAAATCTGCGGAGAAAAATAGGACGCCATGTTTCAGACGTCCATTCCGATTAGATATTGATGTCAAGCTCAAATGACTTAGTATTGCAGTCGTATTCCTTGGGAATGCCCAAATCTACAAACCTGTCTCCTTTTGCATAGCTCCAGAAATGACCATAGAGCTCTGCAAGTGAGAGCGGCTTATCCAATGTGATTCCCGTATCATCAAGGATCTCACATAGAGATATGTGCCCTCTCGCTCGCAAAACATCGGTAAAATAATTTTGCTTTGCATGAAGATACATAATGTTGTAGTCAGCATTGTCGGTCCAATTTATACTGCGTTCATCAAATACTGCTTTCATTCAGTATCACCTCCATAATACCCCATGTCATTTTCGCGCGTGGCTTAAATGCCAAAAGAATTTATGGTAGCGGTCGTAGTAGGTATCTTTGGAGCATGGCATGTCTAACCTAGATTTGAGATAGGTGTAACCTAGATTAGAAGTGACTGCCTTGAAAATATAACGGGCAAGGTCCGGGTCTGCTTTCTCGCAGCACTCCTCAATTAAGACCATGTTCTGTGAACACTCGATCTTTCGTTCGGCGCAAAGGGCTGTTCTATCCTCTACCCTATTTGTGGCAGATAGTTTCTCCCCCTGCTCAAACTCGTGAGCCATCGGGTCAACTGCCAGGTATTCACGCTTCCAGTCGGGATACTGTAAACAGAAATGCTTAAGTTCGTAGTAACGTTCTGGTGGTATCCAGTAACGATTCTTCTTTGATAGCTTCGACCGTATCTTAGTTGCCATGCTTTGCTCCTTTCCAGACGTAGCCAGTCTCCTCGTAAAGTTTCTTCGGAGAAATATAATAATTTATACGTCCGTACTTAGAGTCCATGTCCTTGATCGATGTAATCTCTTTTCCGTTTCTCGTAGCGGTTCCGATAGGCAGCCATCCTTCAATGATTCCTGCCCGCACCCAGTTGGCATCTTTTCCGTAAATTTCGGCCACCTTCACAACAGGCACCGAGCCAATGCCAAATTCCATAATTTTCCAGCTCCTTCCAACTGCTATTTTAGCTTAGCTAGTACGATGTATTCTGTCGTACCACGCTTTTGCAGTTAGTAAGTTAGCATAGAAACTTGTAACCCTCGTCCTGAACTTACAGAATTTGATGGCCAGACACAAGATGTAGTATTGATTTATTCGTACATCTATAGTAAAATATAACGCACAGAGGTGATATAATGCTTATAAAATGTCCCGAATGTGAACTACAAGTGAGTGACAAAGCGCTATCATGCCCTCACTGCGGATATCCACTAAAGCCTGAAGCACTAAAGCCCAGAAAATCTCGTCAAAACAAAAGAAAGCGCCTGCCCAATGGATTCGGCCAGATAACCGAACTCAAAGGGAGGGCGCTTAGAAAACCATTCCGAGCCATGGTCACAGTTGGCAAGACCCAAGAGGGCCGTCCAATCTGCAAACTGCTAAAACCCGAAGCTTATTTTGAAACTTACAATGATGCTTATGCTGCACTACTCGAATACAACAAAAGTCCATTTGATTTTACGGAGCAAACGACTGTCAAAGAACTTTATCAGGTATGGAGCAAAGAGTTTTATCCGACTTTAAAAACAACTGCGGCTTATGTTGCAGCGTGGAGATATTGTGAATCGATTCATGATATGAAACTCTATGAGGTACGTCCTATTCATATAAAATACTGTATCGAAGAAGCAGTGATTACGGATCAGAATGGAACACATAAGGCTTCTGAAAACACAAGAGTAAAAATAAAAGGTCTCCTTCGAAAACTATTTGATAGGGCATTAGAGCTAGGATTACTCACATCTAGTCCTGTTACTCCGGTCAAAGTCGATAACAATCCAGAAGCTAAAACCCACCATATGTGTTTCACGAATGATGAAATGAAACTATTATGGGGTCACTATAAAGAATATAATCATGTTGATATGATTCTGATTCAATGCTATAGTGGATGGAGACCAAGAGAACTTGTAGCATTGAAACTCTCAGATATCGATTTAAAAAAGAGAGCTATGACTGGAGGAATGAAAACTAATTATGGCATTAACCGTACAGTCCCAATTCATCCTAAAATTTATCCTCTTATAAAGAACTATTATGACCGTGCAAAGGAAGTCGGCAGTGAATATCTGTTTAATCATGTGAATCAAGATCCTGCTAAAAATCGATATGTCCCGATGACATACAAGAGATTTTTCCTCACATATGATTTGGCAGTTAAAGAACTACATCTTGATGAGCGGCATCGTCCGCATGACGGTCGAAAGCAATTCGTGACGATGGCAAAGAGGTACAACCTAGACGAATATGCTATCAAGAGACTCGTTGGCCATTCTATTGCAGACTTAACAGAACGAGTTTACACAGAAAGAGATTTTGAATGGTTGAGGGCCGAATTAGAAAAAATAAAATAGAATGTTATAGCCGCGAGGCTAGTGTATGAATGGTGTAGGAGTGTCCCACTTTTTCATACACTTTATAGCTACTTACAACTATAACATTCTACGTTATGCCGCTAAATACTTCTAATTATGCCCCTCAGCACTTTTTCAAAAC